CTGAAAAAACAGCTCTGCCCATTTGTAACTATTCACAAATCTTATATCAGTTTTTAACGTTTACACAAAACTTGAAACGGTCCCGTAAAATCTCCTAGATGAGTGCCTTTGATGACACTCTATTTGTCATGCAGTTTTCAAGGTTCAAATATATCTGAAATGCATTTCTGCAATTCATTCATAAATCTTTTATTTTAGACTTGACTTTTAATAGTTAGTCTTTCTAAAAAATAATCGTTCCTATGCTTTCTTCTTAGAATAATACTTAACAATCTTTTTAAAATCCTTGCTACTTGCATAAGCAACTCTAGGTTTACTTCCATCAATATTAAATTCCGTTACGCTTAAAATCACATAGCCTTGTACCGTTAATGTGGCAAGATATACAAGTAAATTTAATTTGTATCCAAGACTGTCAAGCTGAATTTCTTTTCTTAACTTCTGTACTTCTTCATCATAATTGTCATCTACTTCAATAATGTGTGCAGAAGCATATGTATTGATTTTATATAATCTGTTGTTCATCTTTCTTACCATATTATTCGCCTCTCTTTCCTAGTAAATCCTCATTTCATTGGTTGTAAATCAACCGCCATTTTCAACTGATTTGTATTCCACCACTAAATCTTCATCAGTTACAACATGAAGATATTTTGCATATAGTTCACACAAAGTTTCTTCTGTCAGATTCTTTTCCTTATCTGACATATTCTTCAACTGCCAAGGATAAATTGGTGGGTAAATCAAATATGCTGCACCATCAAAATCAGTACATACATATAATTCAATTTCTTCCACCTCTTTAATGACTTCATACATAATTTCTGCAAGTCCACCATAATTATTTTCGCCACACTCTTCCACATAAGATTCCAAAATATCATATGTTTCCGTTATCTGTCCATCACAATAAGTATCTATATATTCTTTAACTCTCTCATACAGATTTGGTGCTAACTGAATCAATTTCATCAACTTAACCAAGTTGATTTCTTCTTTTAAATCATCTGTACAAATTCCATATCCATAATCATGCCATGTGTTATAACTCATATCATTCACCATTTCCTTTCTAATTCTGCCAAAGAAACTCTTGTTTATTCAGTTATGATCATTCCATCTAAATCTTTTTCATAACCAAACATTTCCCTGTAACCACCATTAGGTAACTCATATTTGAACCATATGAGATTACCAATTATTTTTGTAATTTCAATTTCTCTTCTAACGAAACTATTTAGTAGAAAACCAGTTCTCATTTCTATCATAAATTTATCGCCTATTTTATACTTCATGAACAATCACTCCAATCTCTTTATGAAATTGCTAATTCTTTATGCCTCTATAACTTCCCAAGTCCATTCATATTCTCCATCGTGAGATGAAAGATATGCTGAACCATCATCACTTATTGTAAAATCGACCTGCTCTTTTCCTTCTTCGTCAGAATTATTCATTTCTTCCTCGTAAGTATTCTGTGCATCTTTTTCAAGAAATGCGTATGCATCATCCTCATTTTCAAATGCATCATGGCTTGCAATTTCTTTATTGTGAACCGAATAACAAATTACTACATATTTTTTCATAATTATCACCTTTTACCTTTCTATGAAAGTACTCTTTCATTTGGTTATTCAACCGACCAGTTACCTACTTTGTTTCCGTTAATATCCATGATGTAACCACTATCACATCCATTTGTAATTAACTGTGCAATATCTGTTAAGTTTCTCTTCAACTCATATCTACCTTCATATGTAAGTACATCATCATCACTATAAGCTGCACCACCTGTTTTAATTTCAATTTTCAACATAATGTTTTACCTCCTTATACCCAAGCTGGTTTTACCTTTGTTTCATGTAAACTTTCTAACCATTTAATTATTTCATCAGGTACATCTTCCATTTTCCATGCAGTTCCATATTTATAACCACATACAGGGCAAGGTCTACTAAGAAAACCTAACTCATGATCTTTATATGAAATCCAACCTCTTGTTTTATATTCTGTGTTTGAGTGTCCTAAACAATCTTTTTCTTTTAATTCATACGCATCTCTATATAACTTTCCACATTTATTTTCTATGTCTTCGTCATTATAAATATCAATAGAATATTTCATATTTGCATATGCAATTTCATCTTTTGTTAGATAAAATGGTTCTCCATTTCTCAGACACTCTAATGCTCTGTTCTCAGCTTCTTTCTTTTTCTGAGAGGCTTCTCTTGTAAGTGTCCATTTTTCAATTTTCACTTTATCCTGTGTATGTTTAACCCACCCAAGCTCCTCCATATGTGGACAATATGGACGCATATCATTTAAGTGCCATCTGTCCCAAATATCACATAATTTATTAAGCATTTCTGTTGTCCATTCATCTGTAGGAATTCCATTTCTGATTTCATCTACGCACTGACCAGCAGAGCCAAGGCAATCTCCATTTGATAATGGTGCAACCACACCACTAATACTTAACTTTGAATTATTGTATTCAATTTTTACAAATGCATTTTTATCTGCTTCTTTTCCCGATCTTGTATATACCTTACATTTACATGGGTTAAGAATCTTACGCATAATAATTTCCTCCTTACTTTCTAATCTCTTTTAACATATTTGCCTTGCACAACATCAGATTTTCTTTCATCTCTTCAATTCGCATATCAAGAAAATCCTTTAACTCTTTATCAAATTGTGCTTCTGTGACATTGTGACCACAATTTGCAACTATTACATCCATGATTTCTCTATATGTAAAACCATTGAATAATGTGTCATTCTCATGTATAGGTAAGTTATAAGTAAACTCTTTTCCATTCCGTAAATCCTTTTCAGGATCATATAACCATTTGCTCATAATTCGTTTCCTCCTTAATTTATTCAATCTCTAAACTGTTCCACCATGCTTTGCCTCCACCTTCAATTCCATAGAAGCCAATAAAAGCATTGATATGTCTCATTGTCGTTGCTGAATACCCATTCCACAATCTCTGAAAAACTCCATTATGTATTCTGCAAACGACTGTATTGTAGCTTGTCAGCTCAATGTCTCCATTGTCTAACTCTGTTACTTTCGCTTTTCCGTAAAATGATTTTCGTATATTATTTACTACAGGTAAATCAAATTGTTTCATGTTCATTCCTCACTTTCTTGTAATAAAATAGGCAGCTAGGTATTTATTCTCCTAACTGCCTTTGCGTTATTTAACATATATTTCAAAATTGTTTGCATCTTCATTCGGATAATTCTGTTTTATCCAATGTTCTGCATTTGCTTTCGCTTCTTCATAACTCGTGAAAAATCTTTGTGTGTGTCGTACTACGATTCTGCCTTTATCACAATTATGATAGATAATATACTCTAAGTAATTCATTTCGTCTCCTTTATAAATTTATTGCTTTTCCGTTCTCATCATATTCAATCGGTACAATATGAACTGCATACCCAATTTCTTTTTCTTTGTCATAAATTTCCATTGTACCACCTGCACAAAATTCAAATGAGAACCGCTTGTCATCCGATTCAAGCAATTTAATCAAATGATCCGTAAGTTCATTTAAGTTCCGTGCTCTTTCTTTTGATTCCTCAATACTTGTCATTTCGCTTCACTCCTTATCTAATTTCTTCAAAAGGTTTTACATTTTTGATTCGTTCATCATAAATCAACGTGTAACCATTATAATAAAACCTTTCTCTTTCGTTTGGTTTTGTCCAGACGATTGTTTCTGTTCTCAAACCATCACAAGGAGAAGTCTTAATGTCTGCCATTGTTACTCCATTTGATTCATAAATCCGTACTGCTATTGCATAAGGCTTATTTTCCATTGATTTTTACCTCCAATCATACCAAGAAACTTAGTTTCATTCGGCTAATACAGATGTATAATAATCTAACTCAGTTTCATCTAATCCATGTTCTTCAGCAGATTCAACGTCTTTCAGAATATTAAAAATCATATCTATTGTCATATCTAATGTATAGGATTTCCAATATTCTTCTTTTGTTAAATTATCATCTTCTGAACCGAGAAAATAAAATGCGTTATCACCAATTCTACAGCAAATGCCAATACATCCTGCATATTCTTCTTCGATTGAAACAGTTCCAGATTCAAAACCATTTCTAATCATTTCTCTTGTAATCATTGCTATCCTCCAATCTTCAAATGAAACATGTATTTCTACTCGTCAATTTCATCTGGATAAACAATTACACCATGCTTTCCATCAATTTCAATTTCGTAGCAGTAAACATTATCTGTTTCTTTTCCATCTACCATCTCATAAATTACTTTTTCGATAGTTCCGATGCTTCCACCATAAGTTTTAACTCTTACTTCGTCTAATTCTGTAAATTCCATAATTTTACCTACCTTTCAAAATCTTCCAATGAAATGTTGCTTTCTTACAATTTTAATGCGACTTCGTTTACTACATTCTGCACCATAGAACGTACATTTTCAGCAGTTACATTTACCTTATAACCGTATCCATCTATAACGGTTACAATATGATCTTCTCCGTTGTAACACTCTGTATACACTTCTACGGTTTCGTTTCTGCCTTGTGCCAAGCCATCAAATAATGGCTTTAATAATTCAACTGCTTTATCAATTTCTCTCATTTTAATATGCCCCACTTTCCTTTGAAAATTGTTGTTTTACTCTGCTAATGAATTGTTGCACCATTTCTGTGCAAATATTTCTTCTACCTTGTCCAATGCAAGGTAATTGATTCAATTCTGTCTCCATATTTTGCCTTTATAATTGGTATATAGGATTCGCATCTTGCCTTGTCCTTGAATGGCAGATTTATACAATCACATAAATAATTGTCATTCATATACCATATTTTACGACCATCATGTTTCTCTTTGAATCTTATTTTTAAGTACCACCATTTTTCCATACCATTACTCACTTTCTACTTCATTTATTTGCAAGAACTGCCTTCCGTTTAAGTTTATCTGCATAAGTTGTTACTAAAAATGTAATTTCCGTTCCATCTACTTTCATTATTTACCCTCTTTCTCTAATCTGATATTGAATCCTCATAGCACTGAAGTTCTTCAATATTTCCAATCATGTTTTCAAGCTGTATAAGGCATTCTTGAATAGAATCTACATCTTCTCTGATTTCTTCTGCCAGATTTTCTAAATTGGAATCTGAATCAGTATTGTAATTAATCTGTGCCGCCGATGATAAATTTTCAGCCACACAACTCAATTCTTCTAATGTTCTCTCTTTCATTTTTAAAAAATTTTCTCTTGTCATTTTATTTCTCCTTCTTTCTATATCTCTAAGTTATTCTCTTTAATGAGTCTTTCCCTTACCATTTTGTTTAAGTCCTTATTCACCGAAATTGTCTTGTAAGAAGTTCGATTCATGTAAATAAAATGACTTCCATTGCATCTTGCAAATTTGTATCCATTCCGTGATAGAATAGGTTCAAATTCTCTTAACTGTTTTGTTTTTCTGTATGCCATAATTATCAATCCTTTCCTTATTATATGTGACCGTATAGCCGTTATCTCAGCTTGCTTTTATATGTATATTCTCTATTACATTGCCTTTACTTTTGAAGTTTTCTTTACAGGCTTACGTTTCTTTTCTGTGAATGGGCTTTCCATTTCGTACCGAACAATCTCTGAAAGATAATCAAAAATCTGTGCCTGTGTTTTGCTCATAATATTTTCAACAAAATACTCAGTTCCTTTACAATGTTCAAGTAACGCTTCCTCCATTTCATCTGTTCTACCTTCTGTGTAGGCATATAATGCTTTTAATGCACGAATGATTTTCGCAGTATATGCTTTTCCGTTATAACTATCTGCATATCCGTTCCATTCAAGTTTTGTAATAATATTAAGAATATGATCAAGCAATTTTGGATTCATGCGAACTAATTCAATTCCATCTGTTATAGATGTGAGTGTTCCTACAGTATTTTCCTTATTTCTATCTCCTTTGACCGACAGATTGTATTTTTTACAAATATTTCTGAGTGTAATGTAATCCTCATCTCCACTTGTTATCTTTGCCTTATATGTATCTTTTGGTCTAATCTGCGTTCTGCCTTTTGTCTGATCCGTAAATATAGCGATTGCTTTCTTTAAATCGCATTCAATTACTTGTCCTACAATAAAATCTTTTCCTGATTTTACTGCTCCGTATGTTCTATGTTGTCCTTCAATGGCCCAAAGTAATCCCATAAAATGCCAATAAATAGGCAGTCCCCACAAATCACTATCATAGTTATTTCCAATAGATAAAGCCTTTGGTACTCTGATTTCCCTTTGCCATTCTGGGTAATGGATGTATTTCGGATCAATACAAATCAAAACCTTATCACCAATCCGTGAATTTACCTTTGCATTTTTGACTACTTCTTTGATAAATAACTTTTCTGTCTTTTCGTCAATTCCTTCTGCCCTTCTGATTTCTGCTACTTCTTTCTCCGCTTCTTCTGGAAATAAAAATGTTCTTCTACACATAATTTTTACCTTTTTAACCTTTCTTGTTTTAATTTTTTGTATAAAAATAACGGCTTGCCTTTCGGTTCGCCGTTTAGTTACTAAAGTTATTTTCTGGATATACACAATCCATATTAAGATTATTTTCAAACCAACAATGATCTGATATTTTTGGAATGTCTACAATAATATGATCTGTATATGTTTCTTTTACAGTTCCCTTATAAAAAGTACCATCCATATTGCAACGGACTTCCTGACCCACTTTAAATAAGTGAATTAAATTTGCCATTCAAATCACTTCCTTTCTTTAAATATTCGTTTGCATCTTTACAACTTTGCATTCCGTGACAAAAATGTTTATCACAACAGTTTATGCAAAGATTGCGTTTGATTTCTCTTACTTGTTTTTCGCTCATACTTCGACCTCCATAAGAAGATATTCATGGTATGCTTTTTCTGTTTCAAACAACATATATTTTCCATTCACATATCCCATGTAACCGTTTGGAACGGTATAGCCTTTCATTGCATTCATTTTTGCCTTCCTCCTCTATTTTTCAGGGTAAATCCCTAGTAATTTTAATGCATTCTTAGCACTCATATTCTTTGTAATTGCTATAAACAATGCATAATAATTTGCCTTTAACATTCGATTTAATAACAATTCTTTCATGATTTCTTCCTCCTATAACAGTCCACAAGCTGATGCAAGTCTTTTATACCATTTCTGTTTTTGTTTGGCTCTTTCCCTTGCTTTGCGTTCCAATCTATCCATAATCGTAAGCTGATTATCTATTTCTGTGTACTCAACCATTTGCGTTGGTGTGAGTGATTCGTATGGTGTAGACAAATTTCTGTCTATGATCTGGTTTCCGTCTTGTGTGGTGATGATTCTAAAATGAAACATTTGCGTTTCCTCCTTTTGTCTTAATCTTCATAGTAGCCAATAATTTCCGTATCTTCTTCTGTTTCCTTATAAAACGGTGAGTATGATTTTCCCTTTACAAGATATTTTTCTCCGTTCCATTGTGTATCTAAAAGGATTTCTCCATTTTCGAGGAATACAGGCATATGCATTTCAATTCCATATGTGGAGACTTCCGGGAATTTCTCTTTAAATTCCTTTTGTGTTAAAACGTTCATAATATCCATCTGTTTGCCTTCTGTAGATAAATACCGTGCTCCATTTGGCATTTCTTTATAAGTTACTGTTTGCATTTATTTTTTCCTCCTTTAAAAAAGCGATGCTAACTGTCTTGCTAATATTGCTCTACTCATGTTATAAGTTTTAATTCCATGTGGTTTACGTTTTACTTCTGATCGAACAGAATAAATCCGTGACGGTTGTTTTGCCTTTGCTACTTCATAGTCGCAATAAGCATTATGAGTTGCCTTCTGTTTCTCTGACATCTTTTATCCTCCTTTGCTTTATGCATTCAATTTCGCTTTGAATTACTTCTAAAGTTGCATATTTCCAATTCATAAAAGTATCTTCAACCGATTCGTTAGAAAATTTCTCATATTCTTTTATGAGACTTCCCCTTTGCTCAACGTATTCATTTGATACTTCTTTATATGAGATAATCTCATAAGCATCGCAGAAACATATTTCTGCTAATGCGTTGTCAATTTGGGATTCAATCAGTTGTTCTTCATTTGCCTTTAAAAAGTAATTTTCTTCACTATAGGCAGTTTTAATTGTAAATAATATATTTTTCATCTTGCACCTCCTTTGCCTTTATTCTCTTTTCCATTTTATTTTTCCCAATAATATCCTGAACCATCTTTTGTGTAGAGAGTTAATCCTGTTTCGGTTGCTTCAAAGTCTGTGACAGTGTTCATATTGAACATGTCAGGATTTTCTATTTCGCTGCTGATCACTTCTGTTTTTACTACTGTCGGTGCAGTTATTTTGCCTATAAAAAATGCACCCATTACGAGTGCTGTGGTTGTGATAAGATATGTTATTTTGCGTTTCATGATTGTTTTCTCCTTAATCTTTGGGTATAAAAATAGCACCTAACAGATTTTGATTTCCGTTAGATGCTTAAATTACTGCAATATGTCTTTTCTGTAACTTTCCACTTGTAATTCTTTTTCCTGTTCGTGTTTCCAGAACATAAATCTTTTTACCTAAATAACTTGCATCAATTAGCCTGTCTCCGTTATTGAAATAATATGTTCTGCCTTGCGTTCTAATGACTTTTAATCCATTTTTCAAATAGTCATTATAATTATCTGCATCTGCCTTGCTTGCGAATAAGATTCTTCTGTTTTTGTCTACTACTTCATACATGGTTACATTCTCCCTTCTTTGATTGTAATGAAATAGTACCCGGAAATTGGGTGCTTTTGGTGTGTTGGGTATATTTGACGCAGTTACATTGTTTTTAGTTTCGCTTGGAGTTCTGCTATTTGAGCTTCAATTTTTGCTTTTTCTGCTTGTGATTCATCAACATATGACATAATATCACCTGGTTGACATTTTAATTCATGACATATTTTATCTATTATTGACATTGCAACAAATTTATTTTTACTAAAATTAGCCATAGTAGATGGGCTTATCCCTAATTTGCGTTGCAAATCAATTTTTTTATACCCTTATTTTCTAATAATGAATCCAACTTGTAATATACTATCATTTTATCTCCTCCAATCACCTCCAATATATCATAGTTTGCTACGATTAGCAATAACATTTTATTTTCCGTATGTTAATGCATATGGCTTTGCCTTGAACCATTTACGCATATTGTCAGTAAGTCCCCATGAAGTTTGTGCAAAGTCATTCTGATTATTTAGCACTTCTTTCATTGCTTCTTTTTTCGCTTTTGCATGTTTAATAGCCATGCTTCTATCTTTCCCCATGATTTTATCCTCCTTGAATTTAAAATGTATACTATAAAAAGGGCAAAGTATTTGCCTTGCCCTAATTTGCAGACTATTTTACATTTTCCCAACCTTTAAGCGTTTGCTTTTCAAGTGTGCAAACCATATAACAGAATAATGCATTTTGATATAACTCATCATCTTCTGCAATGCGTTTCCAGTTTGCGTGTGTTTCATCTGCGGTTGCCTTTAGTCCTCCACCGTATTCCTGCCATATAGTATAGCGAGATCCTACGTTCATTTCAGATAGCATTTTGTCCATCTGACGTAAAGATTCTATTCTACGGTTTACAGACCATTCACTGATTTTTAACATGGTAATCCTCCATTTGTATTTATTAGGCATTTAACCTAGTTAATATGATACCATATAATCAGCCTCCTTTACAATTTCCGTTTCGCTTCTGCTCATCGGTTACGGACTTGCACCGTAAGACGGAAGGCAGATTGTTAGTCTGCCTTTACTAATTCTACTATTATAATTCCTTCTTTTCGCATTCTACTTCTCTTTATCATATCATTTACAGAAAGGTTTCCATTTTTGAGCCATTCAATCCATAAAGATATAATTTCTTCGCAGTCTATTTCCGTTACATTATAAAGCCTGAAAATAAAATTTAATATGGTTTCGTCTATTTCGCTATAGACAAATTCCCCACTAAAATCCCTGTAAATTTCGTGACAAATTCCGTACATATCAAGTGTATTAAGCATAGTATATTCCTCCAATTATCTAATATTTGACGCAACTACAGACGCATTGCCTTTACCATACCAATGTGCAGTTTCAGTAACTTCGTTCCAACGCAAAGGGTTGTTTATCTGGTGTGTGTTAATTCGTGAACCAGTTCCCTTTTTATGCAAAGAATACGACTTCATTATATTTTTACAATCATCAAAAGATACATTTTCCTTTTGAATTTTAGGCACTTTACCCATTAATTCAATCGCAGACTTTACCCACTGATAGCATGGATGATCCGCAGAAACTAGGCATAATTTCCAGTATGAGCCATTAAAAATATGTACTGGAAGTTTACCTTCTGATAGTGTGTAAGAATCACATACCCAAAATATGCGTTTACCTTGTTTATCCGTAAAACGTCCATAGATTGAACCTGGATAAATTGTGAAATTATCAGGGAAATTTACAGATTTCCCCTTGCAAAGACGCACATAGAATTTTGGTTCGTGTTTAATCATGGAAATCCCTCCTTAAAAATGGGCAGACTTATAGCCCGAATTTTTGTTAATAGATTCTAAAGGATAAGCAGGGAATCGAACCCTGCTAACCCAGCGTGAGCCGTTATCCTATTTTGCTTCTTCTTTCTTCTTCTCTTCTGGTTTAATAACTTCGTGTTTTGATGCATTATCAAGGACTACTGCACAAAGAGTTGTAAAGGCTGCAATCTGTACTTTTTTATTGCCTGATTTGTCTGTATAGTTAAAATCCTTGAATGTGATTGTTTCTACTCCATCCTTTTTAGACTTGACCTGCTCACGTTTAGCAGAACCGCCAAAAGTAGCAAGGAAGTTGCGAAGGTCTTTTTCGGTAAAGTCGGACTTTTTGGGTTTAATGCCGTAGAAATGGTCACCTTCAGAACCGATTAACTTATTGAATATTGGACGCAAAGCATCCTTTAAGTCCTTAATAGAGCCTTTACTGTAGTAAGCGTGAATAGCTTTAGAAATATCAACACCGCCTTTTTCAGTATCGAAAATATCCGCATCAAGCTGTACATTCTTATAGATAGCATGAGCCATCAAAGTAATATGCACACGGTCAGTAGGACACAATGCAGTTACCTGGTCAATAGTAATAGGAAGGCTTGCAATTTCTTCCTTAAGTGCAATAATCTCTTCACGGTCTTTGATGAACTGCCCAGCGTCTACACCTAAAGCCTCATTGATAATAGACTTTTCGCAAGTCATAACGTCAATATTAGCGTGTAAATCCTCAAGGGCTTTTTTGCCATCCTTGAATGACTTCTTATCCTGCATCCGTGATAATTCAGTGTGGCGTACAAGTGTACGAACATGACCTGCAAAGTCAAAAGTAGTGTCTTTGAGTGCATTAGTTTTTGAATAGAATTTTTCAGATTTTAACATAATATCCTTCTTTCTCCCATTTAACGCATGAGTGCAATATATTTTTGGGTAAAAGGTCATAGTCGGATTTGAACCGACTTCCTAAAGCGTTTTAATACGCACCGCTCAAAAAGCGTAGAATGTGCCTGGCACTTTATGACCTGATTTTTAAACTTTTTCGCCTGGTCTTATAGGTTACTTCTTGATAATTATTATAATGTGCAAAGTATATATTTTTGTCATAGCTTGCGAACACTGCTATAACTATGTCTTATTATCATTTTTTAACGCTTGACATAAAAAGCGGTACTATATTTAAAGATTCTATGGTTTGAAACAAACCTGGAAATGTGATAGAATAAACCTCGTATATAATTTAATGTTTACTATCACTGAATGAGTGAAACACTCAAAAGAATTTTTAAATACGTTTATGAGTTGCTATCTTGCCGGTTACACAACGCCGGAATGGTAATAAGTAGCGACTTCACTACTTATGAGGTAACTATCGTTCCTGCTACTACGTGCTTGTTATAGTACAGCTTTACTGGTAACTTTCGTTGAGGTGTGCTACTAACCTCTTGCAAACTTCTTGCAAGTGAACACGTACGTTGTTGTATATGACAACTTTTTTATACCACTTTGGGTAGGCTGCACGGTTAGCCATGGTTTTTTACTAGGTCACTTCCTAGGGTTTATCACGACTAATGATGTCGTGTGCGGTTCGGTGTCCGCTCTACAGATGTTACAACAAAAATTAAAAAAGGTGTAAAGCCTTGATAATTCAATAAAGACTTTACACCTTAGATAATGGTTAGCTGGTTACTATGATTTAATTGTTACTGGGGTCTTTTGGGTCTGCTGTCTCAATATACTTGATTATTTCAATAATCTTTTCGGCATTCATACCCTCTTTTTCAAGTGCAGTAATAAGATTTACAACTTCTTTACCTGTCATGTATTCGCTCACTTTCTACCACCGCCTTTCGTTAGTGATATTATATCATAGTGTAAAGCCTTTATTCAATTATCAATGTACTTGTTTATGCTTTTTAGTGCTGGTTTATAATAAGGGATTTATTACTGCCGGACTTGACAGCTATTGAAAAGAATTGTATAATCTAATTGTTCGGATTAGGTTGTATATACACTTATACAATCTTTTCAAATGCCCTGTACTATCTTTTTAGGTGGTACAGGGTTTTTTGTTACCCTGTGACTATATACTATCATATGTTTATCTAGTTGTCAAGTAGATTTTACTATTTTTTCCTAGATATTTTAATACCATTTTGACGATTGATTATTATATCATAATCGCCTGTGCTGAAGTCTTCTAAAAGAAGCTCAAGTACTGTATTCATTTTCAAGTTATAATCGTCACAGGCTTTTTTGAAATTATCAAACACTGTACTATCTATTGTGGTGTTTATTTGTTTCTTGCCTGTTGTCAATGTATCAACCTTCTTTCATTATATATTTGTCAACTTGTTTTCAACTATCATGTTGTTATCTGTTTGACTTGTCTATAATATATCATATGTCTATCTAGTTGTCAACAACATTTTTATATTTTTTAAAATTTATCTGATTTTATATTAAAGTGGTGGATTATCCCATTTTTAATGTTGTTTTTTGTCTAAAGTGGTGAGTGATGACCATTTTTTGATTGATTTTAACATAAAAGTGGTGATTTGAAACGATACAAAAATATATTCAAACATACGTTCTAGTATATTCTGCTCTAGTTGTTCAGATCTGATTATATCGAACAAACGTTCTAATAAAAAGATACCACAATATTGTACTATTATGGTATGTTTAAGGATATAGGGGGGTGGCAAAAACCAGATCCGCAGCTTGTCTTTCCTGGAATCCATATAGCTGATTCATTCACAGACTTTCTTAAAATTTTTAGTTCATAAAACACTTATTTTTCAAGCAAAACTCCAATTCTAGCCAAATTTATTCATTATCGTATACCATATCGTAAAATCCTTTATAAACAAGCAATTTTCAATGATTTACTCATCATTTTTTTAATATTCCATCTTCAAAATCAGACCACATTTTCTAAAATCACAAAGAAAATCAAATAATTCCTCGATATCAATTTTATAAATAAAACTCCAACAAAATAGAGAATAAATAAATGTAACAAAAACATTTTCTAGTTAAGGAGGAATTAAATGACAAAATACTTAGACACTTCTACTCTCACAAAATACACCTCAGGTAATAATAAAGGACACTTCAATTGGAAAGAAAACATAGAGAAAGAACTACCTTTTCAATACGATGATTTAAACGGAATAATTAAAATTATAGATTATAAATCAGTAAATCGAAAAAATCTTGTTACAATTCAATATCAAAATAATATAATGACGACCTCTACATCAAATTTGCTTCAATTAAGAATCCCTACTTTTCTCAATAAAAATGTAAATACAAGAAAATATAAATATAATGTTGGAGATATTATAGATAAAGACTACCAAAAATCTAAAGTAATTGAACAATGTAGAATTCCTGTCAAATCAACAAAAGGATGTGAAACAACAAGAGGATACAAATTAAAATGTCTATCATGTGGATACGAATATAAAACTCGTGAAGATAAATTATCCTCATGTCCTGTTTGTGGAATTAGAAGTTCTTGGACTGAAAGATTTATATTCTCAATATTTATACAAGCTGGGATAGAATTTGAAGTACAAAAAGAATTTAATTGGTTACAAAATAGATGGTATGACTTATATCTTCCAAAATATAATGCTATAATAGAAATTAATGGGATACAACACTATGAACCAATTAGTTTGCCAGATAGAGAACAAAAATCAGCAGAAATTATACATAAAGAATGTGTTGAGTCTGATAATATAAAACAAAACGCTGCGCTACAACATAATATAGCTTATTATATTATAGATGCCAGAAATCAAGAAGAAATTTTTAATAATGCAAAAGAAATTTTAACATTTATAGATTTTTCAAATATATCTGAATTTGAATGTGGCAAATTTGCAACACAGAATGTAGTATCAAAATATTGTAAATTATGGAATAAAGGATATTCAGTAGAAAAAATTTCCAATAAACTTGATTGTTCTATACAAACAGTGCAAACCAGATTAAGACAAGGAAATATTTATAATTTATGCAATTATGATAAAAAATTGAATATGAAAAATCATAGGATTACTAATCCTAATAAATAAAAATTTAAAAGCAGATGGAGATATCTGCTTTTTATTTTCCAACCATTTCACCCACTTCACACCCCAATTTTCAAAATTCCACTACACAAAAAATCACACCCTTAACGCAGCTTTCTTCCTTATTTATAAGCACTTTTACCGATAACCAGTTTTCACGAAAATTATCAATAATCGTGACATAAATTCTCAGACCATATCTAATTCAAAAATTCTAAAAAATCCCATATCTCATTTCTTACATCATTACCAAGCACTCACTCAACCAATCCCAACACCCCAATCCTTAGACTAAATCACACGAAATCGACTCAAATTTCAATCAAAACTACCTCAATGATAAATTGCATACCTAACAACCTAAAATCGAAAATCATCCTCATTTTCTTTAATTTACTCCCATACATAGTGGGGTACATTAAAACCATACAGAAATCATATCTCATATCTCACTACTACTCATAAAAAATACGGAAAAATAAATTTTAAGTAAAATAAAGTTCCAAACAGAGAATATATAACCATGAACCAATAAAATACATTCAACGAAAGGAATTAACACATGAACACATATTTAGTACCAACAACGGAAGAATTCGGAAATGTATACAAAAACATAATTGTAATTTATGCTGAATCAGAAAAAGAAGCGTATCAAAAAGCAATTTTTCAAAAAGGATTATCAGCACGTCATATTCAAGAATATACAGATAATCCTTATGAAACATTTTATAAAGAACTTAAGATTCCAGAAAAATTCTTTTCTATATCAAGAAAAAATGCTATACTAAAAGAAACTTTTCAGAAAGAAGGCATGGAATATATGGAACTTATAAAATTATATGATTATATGTATTGGGGAGATTATAATTCTCAAATTCAATCGCTTGCTGAAAAAGCTATAAAAGAGTCCTGGAATTTTGAAAATAAAAATGATAATGCAATTCTAAAAAATTATCTATTAAACACATTTTATCAATTACAGCGTGAACACAAAATCATTGAAACTGATGAATATTGTTTATTTAATACTGGTTTATTCACTGATCGTTATATACCAATTTATGCATATGGCGAATTAAATCAAAGATATTTAACTGATGATTCGGTACAAAAATGGTATTTTAAAGGATTTAAAGATGAATATGAATTAACATCTCTTGATGTTGATGCAGATTTTCCCGAAAGAGCAGATTATTTTCAGGATACTACTCTTCTAGTATTTGATTGGCATTGTAAGGTACATCCTAATTATAATCACATATTAGATGACTTAAATACATACAACAGATTACCAAACTGTATCAAAGAAAGTGAAAGACCATTAGAGGTATTAAAAGGTTATATTGATACTGCTATACAAAAAGTAACTGCCAATTATAAGTTAGCCATTCCGCACTATTATCAAGAAAAGATCCAATTAATGATTCCATTATGTTTTACAAAGGATGATAAACCAGATATTGCATTGGTTCTTGAAAAACGAAGAGGCAATCATTATCAAGCAAAAACATGTCTTACTATGGAAATGGCTTATATGGATGCAAGATTAATTGCAAAGCCAGAATCAGATTGGTTATGTGCTGATTATATTATTGAGGAAGAAACAGAAGAATAAAATACGCATTATATTATTAAAGGTAGATGAGAAATCATCTGCCTTTTATTTTTATGCGGAGAATATATAAGTATCAATATAGAAAGGAATAAAAAACCAAATGAACAAATATGAAATAGAGATACCAAAATATCTTAAACAAAGAGAAAGCAATATATCCAAAGCAAAGAAGAAATCAAAGCACAAACATCATTATGAAGAATGCCTGATTCAATACAGATCCACATTTATAGGAAAAACTCATCTTAATACAGGTTTATATACCTACTGTACTATTTGTGGAAAAATAAATGAGCGATTCAAGGAGAATAAATCTATTGTAAAAGATTATATCAGAGAAGTTAATTCATCAACATGTAAATACTACTCTCATATTCCTGACGAGGAATTATATGAAAAGTACCATGACAAATTACCAGTATTCTTTGTAGAGGATATTTACAAAGAGAAGTATGTTGATTTGGAGCAAACAGAAAGGAATAAAACAAATGAGCAAAGGTAAAAATTTCGAATCATTAAAAATACCATTCGTAAAAACTTGTCCTATATGTGGAGAAAAATATTATAAACGAGTTACCAAAAAAGGTAAAACAAAAGGGCTAGATTTGAATTTTGTATCAAAAGAAACATTTTTCTTATTACATTATTATTATGAATATCACTGTTATACATGTGGATATGAATGGCAAGAAAAATATCTGTAACAGAGAATAATCGTATAGGTACATCATATATGTACCCAAATGAAACTATCAATCCAAAACACCATGTACCTAAATCAATCAATAACAATCAAACAAAAAATTATGGAGTTTGTATGTAGCGTAAGCGAAATACAAACGGAATATTCTTCTCTTGATAATATGAGTCTATATAGATATAGACTGCACAAAATTGATAGCTGGCATGTACCCAAATGAAGTATTTTTTCACTTTTAGGTACATGCTGTATGTACCTAAATGAATTTTTGACAATTTCATAAATGTAAAAGTTCATAACTTTTGAAAGTTAAGATGGAGAATATTACAATGTGACAAAATAAATATTTATTATGGAGGAATTCAAAATGACAAATAGTGAAAGAATTGACAATTGTGTAACAAACCTTATTGAGACAATTTCTAAGAATATCAGTAGTATGTATGGAGAAGGCTCAATAAAGCAATGTGATGAAATCGAAGCCCTCGCTTCATTGGTAAAAGCAAGAGCAACGATTAAACCACATAAAGACTATTCTTCATCAGAATCAGATTTTTCTAAAGAATGAACTGTGTTGTAAGTTTTCTTTATTAGTTCTGGAAGCACGTCCATTTTAATTGGTACACAGTTATCTTGTGTTCCCCAAGCACGGATGAATTCACAAACGATTTCTGATGTAATTTCTTTATCGGTTTTAGCCATAATCTCATCTCCTCTCTTGTATTGATGCAAATATTATACCATATATTTTATAAATAAAAAGAGAATAACTAATTGAATCACTTACCACACTCTCATCTCACAAATTGTAACTGTAAATTATGTTTTAGAAGAAAGGAAAGAAAAATGCAACAGAAAAAATCAAAAACCAAAGTATATTTAATATGTTATTGCAAATCATTCAATGATTATATGGATGAATATGTTGAAATAATTAAAGCATATTCCAGAAAAGAACTTGCAGTACATAAATTGATCGACTTTCTAAACGAGGAATTTGACTTAGAAATAAGAGAATATACTATTGAAGCCATTGAGTCTGAATTAAAAAGAACAGATTATACTGGATGGTTTATCAAAGAAGTAACTATAAATAATGAATAACAAAGAAAGGATTTTTTAAAATGCAACAGATTAACATTAATGAATTAAAGGCACATCCAAGAAATAATGAATTTTTTGATGATATGACAGGTGACGCATGGGAGGCGTTTAAAGAATCTATCAAAACATCAGGCATTGTTGAACCTATTGTAGTGACACAAGATATGATTATTGTATCAGGTCATCAACGTGTAAGAGCTGCTAAAGAATTAGGATTACCTACTATTATGGTAGATATTCGTAAATACGAAGATGATGATAAGATTTTAAAAGATCTTATAGAAACTAACATTCGTCAACGTGGTATTGGTAATCCAAATCCTGTAAAACTTGGCAGATGTATTAAGGAACTTGAAAGAATTTATGGAGTCAGAGATGGTAGTACGAATAGTAAAGGTGTTGGTGTGAGCGAAAAGTTTTCGTTCACACAGAAAGATTTATCTGATGAAATTGGAATTGATGTAAGAACTATGCAAAACTACAAAAAACTCACAGAACTTATTCCTGAATTAGAGGATTTGGTTGATACAGGAATTCTTGCACCTACTACTGCTCTTGCATTGGTAAAATATATGTCACCATCTGAGCAGGAAGAATTTGTCAGGTCAATGGATATAACAAAAAAAATTACCAAAGGACAAGTTCAGCAATATATTGACAAGATTAAACAGCTAGAAAATGATAATCCAAAAGTAAAAGAGTTAGAAACACAAATCTCTGAACTCAAAACAGAGAAAAATATATTGGAACGAAAAGTCAAACTTAATCAGGAAGAATCTGATAAATATAACAAGTTAAAATCTGATATTGAATTTCTTACAAAACAGAAAACCGATTTAGGTCGTCAAATCGACTCTGCTACTGAATTGGCAGGTCTGACTGTAAGATTACAGAAATTGTTAGAGACAGAGCTTGCTCCAATTAAATTCAAGCGTTGTATGGAAGAGCTTGATTCTAGTGATGTATGTGTCGGAAATTTAACAGACATTATTAACAGAATTGATGATTGGTCTGACGAAATGAAGAAACTTTTAAATAACAACAACGATTATGTTGTAGACGTACAGTAAGAGAAAGAGAGGAAAATTACATGAACGAGATTATTAATAATAATTATACTGGAATGAGCGATTTAGAAATATTAGCAAATGGTCAAAATGGAATAACTGTTGTGTTGACTAGAATGGTTAATGAAAACAAAAAAAGAGACACCAGAATTGCAATACTTGAAGAGAGTGATGAGGCAAAGACAAAGGAACTTTCAGAAATCAAAGAGAAAATGGACTATATTGCATCACCTGAAAATTCAATTATGTACAGAGAATTGGTTGCAATATGTAGAAGCAGAGTGAATCAATTGCTTAATTCTACAAATGATGGATTATATAAAAATTTTTGGAAACCTTATTTTAACAGAAATATACATACTGTTTTATGTACACATTTTAATGTTGGAAGTGACAAATATATTAAAACAAAGTATTTTGAGGAAGCAAAACAAATAGCATACAATTATATTCCTTCAGATTATTATTTAAAAGGTAGAATTGATGATTTATTAACTGATAAGGAAAATGGTGTATTAGATTTATCAAAGGATAGAATATTATCATTTAAACTTTATATTTCAGATTCTAATAATGGTAAAATAAATCTTTTTACAGCATAGTGAGGTGAAACGTCTTGCCAAACTATGTAAAAATTCCACGAGAAATCATTTATGATAAGGATCTATCATCTAAACGTGTAATAATCTTCTCATATCTTTATGCAAGGCGTTCACTTGATGACACAGTGGCATTTTCTACAACAGAACTTTGTCACTGGTCTAAACTGAAACCTAACTATAGAGATGGAAAGATAAATCAGAAATATTATGAAGTTCTATTACTTCTCTCTCATTATGGATACTTTGAATCATGTCCAGATTTTGAGAAATGTCTAAAAGAAAAGACCAATTCGGTCAAATATCAGCAAGTAAAACTTAATATAGAAAAATTCGATGTACCTGATAAGTTTGGAATTATTTATTTTGATGAGTTGGATACAATATTAAATTTTAAAGATGAATTGAAGGATGAAGAGATTGATACTGCAAGAATATCATCAGCTTATATTCTACTTGTACTCTCTTATATTCGTGTCAACATCAATCGTATGGATAATAAACCATTATGCTGCTATAGATATTTTAAAACAATTTCAGATGATATTGGACTGTCTGAAAGATATATAAGGCGTATAGTTGATATTTTAGATGAGTTAAAAATTGTGAAATGTCAACCTATGAAAAGAGAACAATATATTAAGAATGGTGAAAAAAGGTTTTTAACTACACCAAAGGTTTTTGCTGATTATAGGCATTTCATTCATGATGAACACGGTCAAAGAATTGATAAAGAATATAGTCCAGATAAAGAAATAAAAAAACAGATAGAACTTTTGGAGAACAATAAAATATAGAAACCAATTAACGCAGCACTCAAAGGAGCTGATTACAATGAACAAAATTATTTTTAAAACTAAAGGAGAAATATTAAAATATGAAAACAAGTTACACACAGAACTATAACACATTTGCAGGTGAAATTGATATTGATGATTTTTCTACAGAAACACCAAACAAAAAGAGAATAAATAAATATATAGAGGCAGACAACCTTGAAAAAACAATTATTAAAAAGGAGCGACAGAAAAAAGAAATGAAAAATTATCAGTCAATGACACTTGAAGAACTCAGAGAAATGAAACTTGTAAGTAATACAAACGGGAGACCTAATTCTACTCTTACGGATGAGAAATGGCAGAAAGAATTTGAAATCAGAAAAATTTTTGTAAAACCAGTTAGTAAAGATATTAAGAGATTTTGTCAGAAAAGTAAATGTTCAAAAGAAACAGGTTATTGGAACGAAGAAACAATGGGTACTTATCATGGTGCAACAAATTGGCAAGAATATTGTGCTTACATAAATGATGTTCTTCGTAATATTCAGTCTGGTCAAATTGATTATTGTTATTATATATATCAAATTCTTGATATTCTCAAATTTCACTATGATGATTTAAGAACAAAATATTGTGACGGATATTGGGAAGTTTGGTTAGATTTAGGTGAAAATAAATAATGTGTGAAATATGTAGAAAACATCCTTGTCATCCAAGATGTCCTAATACAGAATCATTACAAATAAAAAAGGTATGTTCTATTTGTAACGAAGGTATTTATGATGGTGAAGAATATATTGTTAACGGTGATTATGAATATGCTCATTGGGAATGTGTGAATTATGCAAGGGATTTGGCTAAATTTTTAGGTTATGAAATCAAAGAAATGAGCAAAGATTATTGAGTAAATAGGAATTTCATTTGGAAAATATATAAGTGGAAGGAGATTTTTATATGAATGAACAATTTAGCCAAGATGAATTGAAATTAATGACTGATTTGATCACAGATTATATTTCAAAGATAGAATGTTATGAAGACTTAATCGGCAACAATTATAATTGCATACAATGTGGGAATATAGAAGATTGTTACATGATAGCAAATTCTCGTTGCAATAGTGAATTTGCTGAAAATATTAATTATGGCGGTTATGATTCAGAAGAAGAATTTTTTTGGAGCAATTATTTGATTAAGGTGGTGATTTATTTATAGATGAGTGAATTTGGAATTAAAATAAAAAACATTGAAGCTGCAACTCTTTATGAATATAATAAAGGACTTCGTGATCATTATGATTATAAAGACGCAATGTTCGTAAATAGCTTATTTAAAGACTTTATGTGTGAGAACAAATTGAAGGTATGGAATGATGAATCTACGAGAGACTTAATATGCTTGGAATTTAATTTTGGTACACGTTCTTATGATGAGGAAATAGCTCATATTAGAAAAATAGCAAAAAATGCAAGAATTGAATATAAAAAGGCAATTAGCTCTGGAAGTAAAAAACTAATAGAACTACAGACGAATAAGAAAAAGAAAATAATAAGTTTATATAATTTTGCTGTTAATCATAAAACAGATTATTTCTCATTATCAGCAGATACAATAAGAGAAGAATTTTATAATAATGGAGTTAATGTAGAATATATTACTCGTAAAAGGAACGGTAATATTATTAAAACAGAAGTTATCCATTATAAAATGTTATATAGAAGTACAGGTAAAGCAAAAAAAGGTACTTGTATGTTTATAAGAGATAAATTGTATAACAAGGCAATTAATTATCTTAGAATGGGAATAAAACTTCCAAAACATAATGCGGATATTGTTGGGATTAGCGCATACTCTTCTCTCGTATGTAGCGGAATTGTTGGAAAAGTTAAAATCAATCCTAAAAATATTTTGGTATTAAAAGATGTTGATAGGTATTTTAACACAAATGTTATTTCTGTTGAAATAGATGAAAATAAACATTGTATTGCGAAAGCTATTAAAGATTATAAATTAAAAAATACGTTATTTGATGGACAGGCTTTAATCGACTCTTCTATTTTTCCAAATTGGGGAAATGGTTATATTCTTCTTAGACATCATTTCTGTAAAATGGCTGCTTTCTGTAGCAACATTCAATTATTTTTCCGTGATTATTTTGGTGATGACTACTATTCTGCCACAGTAAAAGATATGTGGGGAAATGAGCATTATGTAAAAGATATAGAACTTATTACAACTGATAACGCAATGAAATGGATTAAGTATGACGTGTCATATGACTATTGGTGTAATAAAGTTTATGAGAACGACTGTATGTTTGGTATTGTTAAAACTGCTCATCCAAGTAAGCTTGGAAATGTGCAGCGTATGAGTTACCAGATGGTAAATTCTCTTGATGTTGAAATTATGGAAAATGTATGCAAGGAAAGTATTGAATATATCAATAGGTTAAAGACCGATGATGATTTCTTTCTTGATTATTTGAGGAAAAATATTAACTTTTCAAACGATTACGAAGCATTAATTGCTTTATGTGAACAGAATCGAGATTTTCTTAGAAGTTCTTATTTCAGGGATCGTAAAAAGGCAATTATTATGACATATGTTTTAAATTTCAAGAGTGGTAAAGTAATTCAAAATGCAGATAATTTGGTGATAGTTGGTTCACCATATGCAATGTTGCTGTATGGTGCGACTGGTAATCCCTGTGATGTTGATAAAGATGATACATTTTCTGTTGAAGATTTAGCAACTCAATGTTATACCACCAGATTTAATGATAATGAATATCTTGCTGAGTTTAGAAGTCCGTTTAATGGAAAGTATAATCTCGGGTATTTACATAATGTATATAATGACAGATTCAAGAAGTATTTTAAATTTTGTGACCAGATTATTGCTGTAAACATGAATGGTACTGATTTTCAAGACCGTAACAACGGTAGCGACATGGATAGTGATAGTATTTATACTACAAACCAAGCCGACATCGTATTACATGCGAAAAATTGTAAGGAAAAATATTTAACCATTGTAAATAATATTCCTAAAGATTCAAATGTATATGATAGCACTATGAAAGATTTTGCGAGATTGGATAATAAATTAGCAGCTTCACAATTAGATATAGGCGAATCAAGTAATCTTGCGCAACTTGCTCAGACTTATGATTGTACGTTTGATGAACAGAAATATAAGGATTATGTTTGTATACTCAGTGTATTAGCTCAGATCGCTATAGATTCAGCAAAACGTCTTTTTGATGTTGATGTTGGTTCTGAAATAAAGCGTATAAAAAAAGATATGGATGTTGAAAATAACAAATATCCTGCTTTCTGGAAAGTTATTAGAAGAGATTTTAAAGAAAAAAATATCAATTATAATCTTGTTTGTCCTATGAATTATCTTTATAATCTAAAACTCGACCAATTCAGGTCAAATGAATCTACAATTCCAATCCAATATTTTTTCAAGAAATTTGAGATAGAAAAGAACAGAAAAACATGTAAAAAAGTTGAAGAAATAATAGAAATGTATATGAACAAATATTATTCTACTATTAGCTCTGAAAATGAAGATTCTTATTTTCTTTTAAAAATGGATTTTGATAATATGATTCAGGATATAAAAAAAGTTTATGTCTCTAAGAATTATATTGGATTATTTAGTTGGTTGATTGATAGAGCTTTCTGTGTTTCTATTTCTCAAAAGCAAAATCAGTATAAGTTAAAATCAAAAATCAAGAAAAGAAAATCTATTTTAATCAAGGCATTATATGATATCAATAGTGCAAATTTGCTAAAATGTTTCTCGGAAAATTATTAATTTTGTTCAAAAATAGTGTTTTTTAGGGACACCTAGACAATTTTAATGTTCCGAAACCATTGATTTTAGTGCATTTTTAACAACTTCGTTAAGTTGTATAATGAGGAGAAAGGATTTTTCTTTATCTTAGTACCTCTCCGCTTACATGCAAATGCGGAATATAAATAAGCAACGATCGTTTTATAAAAAAATACTAAGCCCTCTTAATTGAGGGCGATGCTGAAAGGCTAAAACAATGAAATCAGCCTTTCTTAGCTGATAAAACAGAGAATATATAATTGTTGAGAGACATTATAATATTTCGTCTAACATATGGCTATAAGTTAGTTGCTGTGATGCCATGTGAAAAAACTTGTGCATGTGTGATAAAACCAGTTAAGTTCAGCAAGCGAGACTGTACCATGCATTTCTGTGGAAGATATATAGGAATCAAACCTATGGGGAACGATTCGAGGCGTTTTCAAACAGAACAATTATAAAAAATATTTCTAAGATTGGTACATATTCATATTGTATCTCATCTTCTTATTCGGTGGCTATGCTACAGTTCTTGTAGTATGGTTGCCGATTTTCTCTTTGAGTGTGTAGCTCAGTTGGTAGAGCATTCGACTTTTAATCGAAGGGTCGTGGGTTCAAATCCCACCACACTCACTCACTTCTGCTATTCAGCAGGAAATAAATCAAAGGATGTGAAAATTATTAAACAGATTTCTAAAAGTGAAATTATAAAATTATTATCCGAAGGTGTAATCCGCAATACCAAACGAGGATATGTAGACCACAGAGGCGAACAGGTCGGCTACTATCGTACCAAAGGTGTTGCAAGAAAACGTTACATCGAAGATAAATATGTTAAGTAGGTTCTGCCTATGAAAAATAGAATCGAATATAAGGGTTTCTATATAGACAAGACCGAAAATGGCTATCGTATTAGCAGAAAAGAAGATACAGAAAAGCATACTCATCTCTCAAATCTTAATCCATCATATAGGCTTATAGACAATGTACTATCAAATAAAATTCCTACTCGTTGTGGATGTTATTATTTGGAGTCACATATTCGTTTAAGCTATGATGAAAATTATATTAGGAAGATTCGTGAGTATATTGAAGTAAAACAGAATAAAACGAAACAAATGTATTTTAATCCTGGCAGAAAACGTTCTGGCGGGAATTTTTAATTTTATGGAGGGAAAAGGAATTATGGTAGATAGTAAGATTAAGAAAGCAACTGTTAGTGCTGCTAAGAAGAATATTACAGCAAGTGGTGTACGAATTGAGAATGGAGTTTTTGTGGATGATGAAGGTTCTATCGTAGAACGTGTTGCAGAGAAATTACCAGAAGGCACTACTATTTTTGATATTAAAATAAGTATTGAAATTTCAGATGAAGAATCTGATTCTGCTGAATAGAAAGTAGGTGGACATAATAATCGACTTACATAGATTAGAAAACGAAACAGACTTTGAATGGAAATTAAGATGCTGCCTTGCAAAGAAACGCAAGGAAACAGATATGGATTGGATAGAAATTAGAGATATGCTTGGATTATCAATTACACCTGATCAGCTTAGAAAACAGGCAGTTGGATACGAGGAATATGACAACTATATTAATGGATATGAAGGAGTAGCTACTACCATCCTATCTGTTTCTGATTTACACTACCCTTTTGCTAAACCATTAGATACGTTTAGTGATTTTTACGGAAAAGTTGATGTTCTTCAATTGAATGGAGATTTAATAGACTGTATGGCATTGTCACGTTTTTCAAAATCATATAGGGTGTCACCATTAGAAGAAATGATTGGTGCAAGACAGTATATTATTGATTTAATTGAAATGATTAAACCAAAAAAAGTTCTTGTGAATCATGGAAATCATGAATTAAGACTTGGTGCATATTTAGCAAAAAATCTTGATAATGAATTACAAGAATTAATGCCAGAAACAGCATTAGATTATATTTTTATTGATGGCTTTACTCATTATGACAGAAAAGCTAAAACAAAAGTAAAGTATTCGCCATTGTGCGAAGTATTTGATGACATTGATATTAAATATACAGGAACTTGGTACTCACAGTATAAGGATATTTTATTTTGTCATCCAAAAGCATTTGCTAGTAGCCCATTAAAAACAGCAGAAAAAGCATTGTATTGGTTTAGGAACGAGGGTTTTGATTTTAGAAACCTTATTATGTCTCATACACATAGAGTTGGTTCATATAAAATTGGAAATACAATGATTTATGAACAAGGATGTTGCTGTGAAACAAATAAAATGAGATATAATGATGGACAATTAATTAATTCCCAAAAGGAAGGATTTATGATTATATGTCTTGACAAAGATGGACATGTAATTGAAGGTAGAACTCATATTAAAACATTAAATTAGTTGAAATACTAATTTCTTCGGTTGACGAGTGCATGGGATGGTTCATTAAATGTAGTCAAATTTGTGATGATACAGGGCGAGCTACAACCGAAAATTATAGACCAGAACTCGACTGGCATTAATAAACGAGAATAACTTCGGTTAAATCTCCTCTATTCCTACAGGAGAATAAACACAGCGAGGAAGGATACTGACATACATACATCAGAGGTTCGCAATTATCCAGAAATTGCTACGAGGGAGTAGACTATATTGCTACTACCCTCTTTTTGTATTATAAAAATTAAAATATTAAGGAAGAAAAAAGGAGAAAATTATTATGACAAAAGCAGAACTTATTAAAGGAATTCAGGAAGAAGTATCTATTAACATCCCACAGAAAGATTTAGCAGAGATTTTAGATGCACAGGCAAAAGTTGTTGCAAACGAAGTAAAAGCAGGTGGAGAAGTTACAATTCCTGGTGTTTGCAAAGTAAAATCTAAAATTGTTCCTGAAAGAACTGGTACTGTAATGCTTGGTACAAATAAAGGTTCTAAATGGGTTAAGCCAGAACACAAAGAAGCTTGTGTAAAAATTGTATCTAGCTTGAAAAATATTTTTGCTTAATTGATTGGTGGTGAAAATATTGAAGATTTTACATTTTGATGATTATGAAGATCTTGTAATAACTGTTTCTGAAAAATACGATGAAGTTAAGAAAAATGATGATTTAGATTCTATTGATGTTGTTGGGAAATACGAAGACATCAAAGAAATCATGGCTAATCTTATTACTTTTGGATATGGTATTGCTTTAATTACAGATTTTGCATATCCGTCATGGGATAATTATGAAGATGAATTTATTTTATCTATAAATGATAATGAAGTATGGTGTAAGCCTGCCAAAAGAGATAATGGTTATATTTATTCAGAAGCAAAAGCTGTTTATCTTTTAGATGATTGCAATTCAAAGATTATTTCACAGATTGAAGCTGACGAGATTTATGAAGTAGCAATCGGTGATTGTGATGACGAATGTGATAATTGCGCTTGTATGAGTGGTACAGATGATACTTATGTCCATTTATCGAATGACGAGGATGGAAATACTCATGGATTTACAGCGAGTAAGTCTGATGGAAGTTCGTATGTAAGTTATTCTTATTATACGAGTGATGAATTGACTGAGAATGATATTCAGAAGATGTTAAAGGCTTTTGGATTTTAATATTTGATTTTTAGAGTGTGTGGTTTATGCTGCACACTCTTTTTGTATGGGCGAGATTGGTCTTTGTGAAGATCGTAACCTCAGTCGTCCACTCTTAATGTTTCCGTGATGGAAACAGAGAATAAATATATGTACTCATGATCGGTGTCATAGCTGATTGTGGGATTTATGGAATGGGACAAATCGGAGTTGCAAACCGATTTGAGTAGAGTTTGTTACCTTACCCCTCTCTCCCATTCTATTTTTATTAGCATTGGGTAAGGTGAAAGGGTAAAGGTAAAAATGTGTCAGCAATTATAATGTTAAAGGTTGGAGATAAAGAAGTCCAATCTACTAAAGTAACTTATGAAGATTTGGTTATTTTGTATAAGCAATTTATTGATACTTATGGTGAAGTGCCAGTATATTCAAAATGTGATTCAAAACATAATATGCCACAAGGAAGAATTATTAATCGTGTATTAAAAGAAAATAGTATCACCTATAATGATTTCCTGTTACAGTTTGGTAAGGTGTCTCACGTAAGAACAGAAAGTAAAGATTATGATTTATATGTTAAAAGATTTAAAGAAGTGAGTGATAAAATCGGTCATCCATTGTGTGGAAATGAGTTGATAAATAATAAATATGGATTACCAAATCCAACATGGTTTATAAAATATTGTCCAGACAAAAATGTAAAGACATATGATGATTTTGTACTTTGGTGTGGTTATGAAAGCAATAAGCTCAAAAAAGAAAAAGAATATATTACGAATGCACTTATAAATCTTGAGAAAGAATTAGGTAGACCAATTTTGCGAGAAGATATTTCACTTGAGAAAACTGGTTTTTCAATGATTGTATTGGTAAGAATGTTTGGTGGTCTTAATAAAGCCAAAGAAGAAATTGGTCTTATGCCTACACCAACAGATAAACCTCTTTATCCATTTGAATATTATAAGAATACTATTACAGAAGCGTTAAATAATCTATATGAGAAAACTGGTAGAAAATTTCTTACATGGCAAGATTTAGAAAGTGGTTTATATCATAAAAATAATATTGAACATAAATCAATGACAAAAGCATTTAATCGTGAAGGTTTAGATATATTTGCTTATATTAAAAGTCTTGGATTTGAAATGAATCCAAATAATTTTAGTTTTAAATACACGTTTGATGATGGTGAACGTGCTGTATCAACTATGGAATTTGATTTTTCTACATATATACGTTCTCTTGGATATGAATATAACAAATCATATTTTAGAGATGTAATGTATAAGACTTTTACCAATAGTGATAAGAAACGAAAAACAAATTGTGATTACTGTATGCTTTTGTCTAATGGTAAAAAGTTATATGTTGAAATTGCAGGTGTTATACCTAATAATACAGCAGATTGGAGACATTATGAATACAAGTACAAACATCATCAAGAGTATCAACAGAAAATGTTATACAAAGAAAAAATACTTATAGAGAACAAATGTAATTATCTATTTCTGTTTTCATCTGAAATGAAAAACGGAAGTTATAAAGAAATATTGCAAAATAAAATAAATGAGATTTTACAAGAAGTAGCTTAGTTTACCACTATCCTACTTCTTTTTATTATGTGAAAGGAAGTGATTTAGTGGCACATGTAACAAGGGTAAAATATTTTACTAAGGATAAGGAGAAATTCATAAATCCTGATAACTTGAAGAAATATAAGAAATATCTCCAATCAAATATTATAAAAAATCAGGATGTTAAAGATACTACATATAAAAGATATGAAGGATTGTTTCGTCATTTCCTTATGTGGTTAGGCGAAAACTATGGTGATTTAGATTTATATTCAGATGAGTTTATGGAGAATGCCGTTGATATTATGGAGAATTATATCATGTTCTGCCAGGAAACACTTTTGAATCATAAAAAGATTATTAACATGAAAATCTCTGCCGTTAGTTCATTCTATATTTGGTCTATGAAACGTGGCTTCGTTAAGTATCATCCTTTTGACGGTAAACTTGATAGAATGAAGAAAGCTAATGAGGAACATATTTTGAACTCTTACTTCCTTACAGAAGAACAAGTTCAGACAATCCGTAGAGAATTATCTGAAAATGATAAGTATTCAATTCAGGATCAAATTTTATTTGAGGTAAGTTTTGACTCAGCAAATAGAATTGGTGCGTTGTTAAGGTTACAATTATCTAAACTTGATTTAGAGAATAACATGTTCGTAGATATAAGGGAAAAGGAAGGATACCGTACACAGGTGGTTTTCGGGGATGCTGCAAAAGAACTTATTCAAGAATGGCTTGAAATGCGAAAGAATGATTATGACCACTTGGAATGTGATTCATTGTTAATTACCAAATACAATGGAGAATATAAACCTATGGGTGACAGTGCAATCAGAGATAGAATGAAGAAATATGGCGAAATTATTGGAATTTCTGACTATAGACCTCATTGCCAACGTAAGACTAGGCTAAATCTTGTATATGAGGAAACTGGTGATTTAGCATTAGCAGCCGAGCTTGCCAATCATCGATCCACTGAAACGACTAGAGAATTTTACTGCCGCAAGCAGACCAAAGCAGAGGTTATGAATAAAATCAATGCTCTAAGAAGCAAAAATTCTAATGTTACCAACGAAGAGAATAAATAATCCTTCCGAAACCACTCAGATGTATGTAATTCGTGAAGACACTAACAATCCCGATGAAGCTTTCGTCTAACCCTTGACAAATTCAAAAAACATGCATTCTTAAAACAAAAGAATAAATAAATACAACAACTTATCTATAGGTAGAAAATGGTTCTCTACACACTCTTCGGAGTACCTGAGATGATGGATACACCGCCCATCATAGATAAGTTAAATAAGCTGCTCACATCTAAAAGAAGTGAGGGTGGTCTGTCAACGGATTGACAGATTTTTATAAGTGAGCTGTCGCTGACCGATATGCGACATAAATATAAAGGTCGGTTTGCGAAATATTTGACCTTGGAATGGTCTAAAACTTCTCACTGCTACTGCTCAATGGCGGTGTTATGGAGAGGTCTTGCCTTAGTAGACAATTAACACATCTTGGCATTTGCTATTCATGTAACATTGTAAGACCTGCTACTGCATTTTGGTAGAGCTGACTTTATAGCAACTCTAGTGCGCACGAAACCTTAATGCGGTATATCTAAGCTTGTGCAAGCTACTGAATGCTCTGATGATTCTATAGCGAATTCGTACTTCTCTACGTTAATGAGATTAAGATAATTCCGCATTGGAAGATTGTATAAATATACTAAGTCCAAAAGACTATCATCATTGATGAGATCGGCAACGAAGCTGGATTATTTTTTAAAATATTTAGATTGAAAACTTTTCTATTTAGTTTTGTAAGGTATGGATTTATCGCTAAATTCGTATCCGAGTTTTTGAGATAGAAATAGCGAATGATTACTGGGGGGTCTGTCGGATAAGAGACATTAAACGTTATCAATCGGACTCTGCTTCGGAGTCCTAAAATATGAGAAGAACAATTTAGGAAGCATGAATGGGCTTACCTATAGGTGATACTCTATTCTAAATAACTGCATGTGTACAGTGCAATATCAGCTAGTTAGTGCTTTATGCTGATTTTATTGGCTCGTAGTTCAGTGGTAGAACGGCAGACTGTTAATCTGCATGTCGTAGGTTCAATCCCTACCGAGTCAGTTAGAGATACTTGACTTTATATTTTTCAAAGCACTCTGTAAAGGTTATGAAAAATAAATATGGCTCTGTGGTCTAAAGGTAAGGACACCACCCTTTCAAGGTGGTAATGCTGTGTTCAAGTCACGCCAGAGTCATTATGCGGTAAGCCTGATGTCGAAGGATTTTGCTGTGGTGCACATACGGTTTTATCCCTGGTAGTTCATCACTACCCTACCGCCCTATACAGTTATAATCAGTTTGGCGACTGATTGGTAAATTTAATACTGTGTTAAGAAAGAGTCATTTCATGTGTTGAGATGGCTCTTTTGTTATATACACCTTTAGCTTAATTGGTAGAGCAACGATCTCCAAAATCGTCAGGTCTATGTTCAAATCGTAGAAGGTGTGCTAAGTACAAAATTGTATTAACAAATAATAGCTTGCAACTTACTGCTTGGAGGAAAATTAAATGAATAAAGGAAACAAAAATATTTTTGATGAAACTGTTGACACGTTAATCAAGGACGCAAAGGCTCTTACAGAAAGATACAATAAATATGTAAGCGCAGAAGCTGATCCAGATAATTGTGCATTTAGAAATAAAATGACAATTGATACTCTTCGACTTTTAAAAGATACATTGTCTTTAATTAAAGAGTATGATTGGCATTTAGAATATTCTGAATACGAAACAGATGGGCATAACGAAGTTGCTGTTTGGGAACAGAATCATTCTGGCGAAATTAGAAATCATAAAAAATGGACTGTTGGTGATAGTACAACAATGTATATTGACTATGGAACTGATGTGACACTTGTATATGTTGGTAGAAGGAAATTTCGTTTTGATTTAAAGAAAGATAAAGCAATTTTTATATATACAATTACTTCTTACTGTAATAAAGGTAATATGACTGTTTACGTTGATGACACTGGATTAGGTAAATATGTTTGTGATTTATTAGACAGTCATGATATTCCATATACAACAATTAGAAATATGAGTGATAGAGAGTAGCCACAGTGCTACTCTTTTCAATGTAAATTGCACTTTCATTGGAAATTTAATATTGGAAATTATGAGAAGTCATTTCGTATGAAGTGGCTTCTTTTTATATTGTGATGGAATTTAAAAAGAGAATAAATATATAGCCAACTATGAGAGGATCGTTACTGTTTCGATTGCAGGTAGTTGGATTATGGATGGAAGACATATGGAAGTCATGAGCCATATGAGTTGGTAATCGCTCGCACCACTCTTCCATCTTTTTATAAATAAGCGAGCAAGAAAGTGAGCGAAATAATTATGGCAAGTAAAAAATGGACAATTCAAGAAGATGAAATATTAAAACAGGTATATGATAAAATGTCATATCCAGAAATTGTAGAAAAATATTTTCCCGAAAGAACAGTTCCAAGTGTACGAGGAAGAATAAAAACACTTGGATTAGAATCAAAAACTTTTAGATGGTCTGATGAAGATATTGCTCTACTGACAGAGAAATATGAAAATGGAATGTATGTAAAAGACATTCAAAAGAATTATTTTCCACAGTTGACATTATCACAAGTAACAAGTAAAGCAAGCGTTTTACACTTAAAACATAAAGTCAGTTGTGTATGGTCGATTGAAGAAGACGAAATCCTTAAAGATAAATTTGCAAATTATACTAATACAGAATTACATGATTTGTTCTTACCAAATAAAACTGTTCGTGCCATTGAAGCAAGAGGGAGAAAATTATCTCTCAATAAAGCAGAAATTGTATGGACTGTTGAGGAAGATAATTTATTAAAGCAAATTTATGGAACTGTAAAGAATGATGACTTGATAAATTATTTTTCAAAAACATATAGTGCAATTTTACACAGAGCTGGTGAATTAAATCTTAAACAAGATTACATTTCTTGGACTGATGAAGAAATCTCATATCTTAACAAATACTATTCACAAGATATTTCTTTAGAAGAAATTCACAATAAATATATTCCCAATCGAACAATTTCAGAAATTACTGGTAAAGCTAATTCTATTGGTTTATTAAGGAATGAAAAACCGAGAGAATGGACTGATGAAGAAATTGATATATTGAAGAAATATTATAATACATATTCTGCTGATGTTCTGATTGAAAAATTCTTCCCTGATAGAAAAATTGGACAGATAGATAAAAAGAAAGCAGAACTTGGTTTAGTTGTAACAAATCGTTTTAGAAACGGTGAGGTATATTGGACTGAGGATAAATTAGAATTATTATTTAATGAATATCCATATATGAATACAGAAAAATTCTATAATAAATATTTTAAAGATGATATGAGCTTATCTGGCTTGTATGGGAAAATAAATAGTCTTGGTATTAAGAAAGATGAAGAATTTGTTACTGGTTGGACTTCAGAACAAGATCAATTCTTAAAAGATAATTATAGAAATATGGATTATTCTGTTTCTGACATTGCCAAGATATTAGGTAAAGATGAATCATCTGTTCAATATAGAGCTGTTAATGTATTTGGAATATATAGGAAAGATGAATTATTCTCTGAGAATGAACGAGAAATGATTCGGCAATTATATCCAAACAATAGAACAAGTGATTTTATTGATAAATTTCCTGGTCGAACTGTTGATCAATTAGAAAGATATGCTAGACGAATGGGAGTCAAGAAAACTAAGGATTATATCAGATGGGTAACACTTGAAGGTACGAAGAATAGTATTGAAACTTCAAAGCCACAACAAATGATAAATGATTTATTGGACGAAATGGATATTAAATATATTGGTGAATACGATTGTAAATATTATTTAGTAGACCATTATTTATCTGATTATCATTTAATGATCGAGGTACAAGGTGATTTTTGGCATTGTAGTCCTCTCTTGTCTGATAAATCAAACACTTCTGGTATTAAGGGAAATTTAATAAAGGATAAACGTAAACATACCTATATTAAAAATAAGTATGGAATTGAAGTTTTGTATCTTTGGGAAAAAGACATAAATGAAAATTTTGAATTATGTAAAAAACTCATAGAGTTATACATAAAAAATAATGGAAAATTAGAAAATTATCATTCTTTCAATTATGAATTGAATGATAATAATGAATTGGAACTAATAAAAGAAAAATATGTAGTTGGTTATTAAGAAGAGTATCTGTTGGTACTCTTCTATTTTATTTGAATAAAAGGAGGTGGCTGTTGATTGGCTACGAAAAGTAATGCAACCGAAACGAAATTGACGGCTGCTCAACTGAGAAAGAAAATAGAAACACTTGAAGATAGAGTGCAAACTCTAAAAGATGGTGCTTGGTGTTATATGTGTGATACACATAAGGCACGAGATAAATTTTATGTCAGTACAGATCCGCTAAATAAAAGTGGGCTTACTCCTATTTGTAAAGACTGTGCACGTAAGATTGCTCTTAAAATCGGTAAGGATAAAGTCGAACACGATCCTGATAAAACTTCAGTAATTGAAGCTATGCGGTATCTTAACAAACCTTTCTATACAAAGTTATGGGATTCCAGTGTTCAAGAATCTGAGAATCTTGCGTCAGGCAAGGTTCGTTCTAATGGATACTTATCATATGTAAAAAACGTTGCTATGGGGCAATATAATGGCGATACTTTCAAGGATTCGGATATATTTAAATCTACTGTTACTGTTGATTCTCCAAAAGAAGAAACAACTGAAGAACAGTTAATTGAAACTCATGCAGGATTGGATACATATGATAGTTTCTTGAAAAACAAAGATGATGTCATTCGACTATTGAGTTATGATCCATTTGAAAAAGAAGATATTGCAGACCAACCATTTTTATATTCTCAATTATTGGGAATTCTCGATTCAAGTGAAGATGCAAATGAAGATATGATGCGCACATCTTCTGCTATTTCTATTGTTCGTGGTTTCTTACAGCAATCAAAAATAGATGATACTGTTGCTAAATTAATGAGTGATATTTCCAATATTGAACGTAATTCTGCAACAATAAAATCATTGCAAGAAAGCAAAGGTAAAATTACCTCTGTTATTACAAGTTTGGCACAAGATAGTTGTATTTCACTCAAGCATAATAAAAATGCGAAAAAAGGTGAAAATACGTGGACAGGAAAAATCAAAAAAATAAAAGAACTTAATCTTCGTGAAGGTGAAGTCAATGGTTTTGATTTAGAAACTTGTAAAGCTATGAAACAAGTAATGGATTTGAGTAATGCTTCTATTATGAAAACACTTGCTCTTGATGAATCTGAATGGTCTGATATGGTTGCAGAACAACGACAAAAAATCGTTGATTTGCAAAGAGATTTGGATAAATATATTGAAATATCTCGTATTTTACTTAGAGAAAATCTTGACATTAAAGATTATTTAAAAGATAAAAATATATCTCTTGATATGAACTTAGTTGACTTAAATGACTTATTCTCTTGTTTCTCAGAACAAGCATCTGACGAATCTGATGATTCAGAAAGTGAGGATGAGAACAATGAGGTTTAAAGATATTTCTGATCCGTTAGATGTGATTAAGTACGATGACCAATGTATTCAAGAGGATATTATTTATGTAAAACCTGGCACTTATGCTATGTCTTCAAGAAAAATAGATTCGTTGATAAAAATAGCATATATGCAAAAATATTATCAATGTAATCCTGTTCGCTTTATAAACGACTTTTTCAATATAGAACTTTTGGATGCACAAGCATGGATAGTTCAACAAAGTTGGACTTGCCCCAATGTATTGTTGGTATGTAGCCGTGGATTTGGTAAATCCACTCTTATCGACATAATCATAATGTCAAAAAATATGTTATTTAACAACTATTGGACGTATATTGCAAGCGGTAGCGGCAGTCAGGCTGAACAAACTTTTACCACTTTGGAGAGACTTGCAAATGATAATATTGATACAATGATGGGTTCGACAGGATACATATTTAAAGCTGAAATTGAAATTAAAAATGCTGCTGGTGATGGTTTAAGTAAAGACCTTTTATACAGTAATGTATATCAAAACTCTCTCAAATCATGGGAAGTCCAGAGATGGATAATCATGAGGGTAATGCAAGTTATACTTGCGTCCTGCAACGATCACAGTTTAATTGGTAACAATTAGACATACGGGAGCTTCCTTAGGGGAAGATGGTATGATCTGAACTGCAACTATAATCTAATATATAATGAAATTGCAGAGATAGGCAGAAATGACCTATCCCTTTTTATTTTATAAAAAGAGTAACAAATTTGTTTCACATGGCAGTAATGGTTTTTCATATTCGACATATAATGGTGGATTTACTCAGACATTAAATTCTAATGTAGATCGAAAAAGAGGTATGCGAGGAAATGTAATTTTTGATGAGTGTGGTTTCCTTTCTGATGAAATGATGTCGGTATATTCAGCTTTTGCAATCGTAAATAAAAGCTTCAAATCTGGTAAAGATAGAGACGGAAACAGAATTGATACTGTTCGATTAAGAGCAATTCCAAGAGAAATTCCAAACCAAAAATTCTATATATCTTCTGCTTCTGATACTTCCACAAAATATTATTCACTATATAGAGAATTTTCAAAACAAATGATAATGGGAAATAAAGACTATTTTGTTGCCAATATTACTTGCGAAGTACCACTACGCCCTACTATTCATGGACAGATGATGGCACCTCTATTTGAAAAGTCTACCATTGATTCTGATATGAGAACAAATCCAGAAAAAGCTAGGCGTGAATATTTTTGTGAGTTTACAACAGATGCGGGATCGGATGCGATTATTAGACGTGGTGTTATAACTCGTAATGAAGAAGTGCGTAAACCACTTCTATACAATGACACAGGTGACAAGAAATTTGTCATTACATATGATCCTGCCAGAAGTCGTGATAATTCAGTTATTCTTGTTGGAGAAATATATGATTTTGAACAAGTTGATGGAAGTATTGATACAAGAATGCGACTTGTAAATTGTATAAACTTAATAGACGTTGGAAAAAAAATCAAGTCACCTATGCAAACACCAGACCAGATTGAATACTTGAAAAAAGTTATTCTTGCTTATAATGGCGGTGCTGATGCTTATGGAAATATTATTGGAGTATATATTGATGCAGGTTCTGGAGGTGGCGGCGTAAATATAGCAGACTATTTGATGCCTGATTTCACTGACTCTGCTGGAATTGTACATAGGGGTTTAATTGATAAGGAATACTCTGCTGATTATATAAAAAAATTCCCAAATGCAGTAGATAAAGTACACTTAATGTCTCCTACTGCTTTTAAATCTGAAATGTATGAAGCAATGATTGAATTGATAAATCAAGATAAAGTAAGTTTTACCGCACCCTATGATAATAAGGATTATTTAACCGTTTTTGACATTGATGAAGAAAAACTTACACAAGCAAGAGAAAAAATCACAAAAGATTTGAAGAAAGAAAAGCTCAACGAAAAAGAATTTGAAAGTCGGTTAAATGACGAACTTGGAAAAATCCAATCAGTAAATACAAAAATGATAAAACTTGATTGGCAAGACGAAATTGCTCTTGCTAATATGGACGCTTTAAAAGAAGAACTTGTAAACATGGTTCGAAAAAAACGTGAATCTGGAAAGGATTCATTTGAATTGACACCAGAAAAAGCTAATAAGCTCCATGATGACAGAGCATATACGTGCTGCATGGCTTCTTACGCCCTCATGTGTGAACGTAGAAAATCCATCACAAATAGGAAACGTACAAACAACTTCGACATCTCTCAAATGGTTGGTATATCAAAACGAGCAACTAACTGGAATAGACATTCTGGTTAGTTTTTTGTTGCAAAATTTCAATACACACAGAAATGAAAACACAAACAGAAAGGTGGTGACTACAAAGAAAAATGTCAAATATAACAAATAAACAATCATCTCAAAAAGAGCCAGCAGAAGTCATGGTAGATGGAACAAAAATAGGTACTTCTACAAAGAAGTATGCACAGATTCTTGATTTCGCAACGCTCCAAAATATATTAACTCAAAATGTCGGTAAGACACAATCAAAGACATATGTTCAGTATACAAAAGAAAAACTGATAACATACATTCAGTCACCACTTGCCAACTTAGATAATATTAGGGATGTATCACAATATCTATATCGTATCAGTTCAAATTATAGAACATTAATAAATTATTATGCCAATATGCCACTTTACTCATACAATGTCATCTTTAAAAATGAAGATTGGACAAAAACACCTAATAGTAAAGATTTTATGAATGATTATCAAACTTTATGTAAAAGACTTCAAATTATGGGATTAAAAAATTTGAGTCCAAAAATTATTGCCACATGCTTACGTGATGGCATTTATTGCGGATTTACATATGATGATGAAAACTCATTTTTTATAAATGATTTAGATCCAAAGTATTATAAAATATCTGGTATTACTGAAGGTGGAACATATATTGTAAAATTCAATGCTGCATATTTTGACTCTGGTGACAATAAAGAATTTTTGTATGGAATAAATAATAATGGCGAAGGAACATGGGATAAGATATTTGTACAAGGATATGAGGATTATAAATCAAAGGGAAGAGATTTCCAATGGTTTGAATTACCGCCTGAAAGAACGATTTGTACAATCTGTGGTGAAGATCCAGTTGTTCCTCTTCCATTCTTTGTAACTGTTTTTCAGAATTTATTGGATTTGCTTGATTACAATGATTTAATTAAAGCAAAAACAGAGTTGGAAAATTATGTATTACTTTTGAGCAAGATTCCACTCATTAGTGGTTCTGATGAAGTAAATGATTTTGCCGTTGATTTGGATTTGGTTCGATTGTCACAACAAATGATTGATGAAGTTGCACCAGATCTATGTGCTACTGCTTTTTCTCCTTGTGAGGTTGAACCAATCTTCTTTAATAATAAGAATCAAGTAGATGACACAAATGCTTTCTCACAAGCAATTAAAAATTTATTTGAATCTTTAGGTCTTAGTTCTGCACTATTCGGTGACAGTGATAATTCTATAGGTCTTAGACACAGTATTCGTGTTGATGAATCTCTTATGTTCTACCAACTTTCTAAGTTAGAAGCAAATATTAAAAGATATATCAAACTTAATATTTCTGAAAATTTTGATTTTTATTATCATCGTGCAACAGTATTTAGTCAAGATGAGTATATATCTTCGTTAAAGGACTATGCGACACTTGGTCTTAAAAAGTTAGATTATGCTACTGTTACTTCTACCCCATTTGAGGTTATGAATAGTACATTTATGGAAAATGCTATTGGTATAAATGAAATGTGGAAACCATTATCGTCTTCATATACACAAACTGAAAATGATTCTGGTGGGCAGACAAAAAAAGATGATGAACTATCTCCAGAAGGAATATCTAGTAGGGATGGTAATAAAAACGAAGGTACACAAGCAGGAAAATAAGGAGTAGTTGAATGGAAGGAAAATTTTTAATCACAGCAGATGCTACTACTGCTTCTGCTCTTGTGAAATGTGGTTTTCAGAAAATGGAAACTGGTAATAAAAACATCTACACATTTCTGAATAATTCTTCAATTAATTTTTCAGATAGTGTTGATATAAATAAAGTAAAAAGTATAAATATACTTACATTTTAGTCGTCTTTCCTAGACGGCTTTTTATTTTGTCGGAAAGGAGGATAAATGGCTAAGAAGAATACAAAACGTCTTTTATTTATGGAAGATTTATATGATTTTTATTCAAATAAATATAAGCGTTCAACACATTTTAGCGCAGAAAAATCAGGGCATCAAATTTTCGTACAAGTACCTGCCGAATTTGAAGTAGATAAAAACGCTGATTATAAGGATGAATCACTTCTATTTTGCAAAGTCAAGTTAATGCATTCTGGCGAGAATAGAAATCATTCTAGCGTAACAGATGAAGCATTAAAGAAAGCTTCAAAAACATTGGCATACAAGCCTGTATTGGCGAATTTTATGGAATATGAAAATGAAGAAACTGGTGAAACATTAAAAGATTTCACTTCACATGATATGGAATTAAACGATGATGGCTCGGTAAATTACATCGAAAAACAGGTTGGTTGTTTTACATCTGATAAACCATTCTTTGAAGTTGAAGAAGAAACTGGACATAACTTTTTATACGGATATTGTGCTATTCCAGTTGATTATACTGATGCAGCTTCAATTATAGAAAGAAAAAATGGAACAAAGATTAGCGTAGAACTTGCTGTTAATGAAATGGAATATTCTGGGAAAAATAAGATTCTTGAATTAACTGATGTTGTTATTATGGGTGCGACTTTACTTGGCAAAGATCCAGACACCAAAAAAGATATTGGTGAGGGGATGTTAAATGCAAGGTTAGATATTGCTGATTTTAATGCAAAAAATAATAGTCTATTTTCAGACTATGATTCTACTTTAATTGATTTACAAGAACGACTCGAAAAACTTGAGTCTGCTTGTTTCAATAATAAAAATGATATTAGTGGGAAGGAGGAAACAATCGAAGTGGAAAAGGAAAAATTTGAAGAGGAAGTTACTGAAACTGTAGAGGTGACTGAAACAGAAGAAACCACTGAGGAGGAAGTAACTGTAACAGAGAATGAATCTGAGGAAACAGTCGATGAAACCTCCGAAGAAACAACTGAAAATGCCGAAGAAGATCCAGTTGAAAATACACAGGATGAAACTACAGATACAAGTGTAACAGAGAATGAATCTGTAAATCCAGAAAAATATTCTGTAACAATGTCTGACGGTTCTGTAAAAGAGTTTTCTTTATCATTAGATGAGATTACTATGTCTCTTTACAATCTTGTTAATCAGATGTATGGAGAAGCAGATAATGCTTATTATGGCGTAACTGTTTATGAAGATAATACTCTTATTATGTCTGATTATTGGAATGGAAAATATTACAGACAGTCATTCAATAGAGATGGAGACAATTTTTCATTAGTAGGCGATAGAGTTGCTGTTCACTCTGTATGGGTAACTGACGAAGAAGATGCTTCTCTTAATGAGATGCGTTCCAACTACTCTTCTGTTGTATCTGAGTTAAATTCTTATAAAGAAAAAGAATTAAATAAAAAGAAAGAAAATTTATTTAATTCTGAAGATTATAACGGAATCAAAAATACAGAAGATTTTGCAGAGTTAAAGAAACATTCAAAAGAATATTCATTAGATGAATTATCAGAAAAACTTGACAAGATAATTAGTAAATCTGTGAAAAATGGTACATTTAGTTTTTCTAACAATGAGCATGAAAAGAAATTAACACATGTCAATTTTGCTCAAAAACTTGTTGATGAGAAACCTAAGAAAAATTCATTCTTAGATGGTTTATTAAATTGTTAAAAATTACAACTATTTACAGTAACAATTGAGACTTTTATAAGTCTCTTTTTTAATGCAAAAATCAAAGAAAGGAAATGAAAATTATGGCACAGTTTGGAAATATTTACACAGATGCTAACGGCACAGAATATACAAAGCATCCTGTGGCTAGAGTTAGCAAAGTCAAAGATGACGCACATATTTACGATTTAGTTGATACTGCAAATGCAATTAATCAGGGAGCAAACCTTGTCCCTGGAGATCATGTAGACGGAGACTTACAGCTTAGAGCTGCTAAGACACCTGCGATTGGAAACAAAATTGTTTTCGTTTGTGATGTACCTCTTAACTACAGAGATTATACAAAGCTCGATCAGGCTGAGTGGCAGTTTGTAAACAAAGCAGGAAAAAGAACAAAGGCTTATGAAGTTGGAAAAGATGATGTTCTCGGTGTATCTGATTATGCATTTACAACTACCGTTACAGCAAAAACAACTCCTGCAATTGGAAATTATGTAGTAGTTGATGGTTCAAGAGCTTGGAAGGAATTAGTAAACACTACTGCGGAAGCTACATTAAAAACTTATGGTTTCTTAGCGAAGGTTATTGGATACGAGAAGTATCAGTTTGACACTGTTGTTTTATTTGAAGTTATTCGCAACGAAGATGTTGCAACTGCGTAATCGAAAGGAGGACATATAGATGAACGTATTAAGATTTGCAGAATTAACAAGTGCATTTAATGACGCTGAGTCTGGAATGACAGCACAGGAAAATGCTGATAAGATTACTAGCATTATGCTTGATGCTTCTCATGGCGTATATGAAGAGTATTCAAAAGAAGAAACAAATAAAATTATTAGAAATTTATTTAATAAGATTTCTGGTTTTGATTTTAAGACAGCTACTCCTATGCTGAGAAGACAGGATTGGAGAGATCATAAGAACGCTTACTATACAATTATCGAAGACGTTGTTGTAGATAAGCTTAACTCAGGCTGGGGTGAAGATCCATTTTTCGAGGCTTATGTAGAGGAAAAGAATCTTGCTCTTGGTGATAAGAATGAGTTCTATGTAGATGAAAATTCTCTTTTACAGGTTTCTAAGTTTGCAGGAAACCATCATGATATTGTTGCTCAGAAGGTTGGTTTTGGAAAGAGCTTCAGCGTAGATACATCTTGGTATGCAGTAAAGGTATACAATGACTATGAATTATTCCGTGTTGGTAAAATTGATTTTGTGGCAATGATTGACAAGATGTACAAGTCTATTGAAAAGTATCGTAGAGATGCTATCTTTACAGCATTTATGGGTGCTAATCAGACACTTCCTGCCGACCTTCGATTTGATATCACTCCTTCTGCTTCCACAATGGCTGACCTTAAAGATGCTATTGAAGATGTAAAGGCTGCAACAGGTAAGGAAGTAGTTCTTGTAGGTCGTGAAACAGCACTTAGCAAACTTACTGCTCTCGTTTCTTATGATTGCTGGTCAGAGTCAATGAAGAATGAAAAGTATGAGACTGGAAAACTTGGCAAGTGGGAAGGTTATGACTTAATGTACATTCCTCGTGTAAACGAGCTTAATACTCGCACTGATGCTTTTACAGATGAACAGAAGAATCTTATTATGATCCTTCCTGTTGATCCTGAGTTCAAACCAATTAAGAGAGTAAATGAAGGTGATGTTGCTTTCTATGAAGATGGTATGGATGGAAGCAAGAAGAATATGCTTGTATCTGCTGAGATTGCATATAAGGAAGGTATCGCTGTAGTTATTAATCAGCTTTACGGAACAATTGATGTAAGATAATCATAAAAATTTTGACGCATGGTAACTTTGATTACCATGCGTTTTTATTAAGGAGAAAAGGAATGGCTTATACAAAGAAAACAAATACAATTAAAACAGAAGAAATAGTTTCTAATACAAAAAATAAAACTGAATCTGATAAAAAGGAAATTAAAAAGTTTCAGCCTGGTGACATGATTTTATGTAGATGTGTAAGACCGAATAAAGTAATCTTCTATTCTTCTAAAACTGATACTCGCTATGAGTTTGGTGGTTATGGAGATGTAAATGAAGTTGATTATTCTGATTTACTTAAATTAAAGTCATCAAGAAGTCCTATTTTGTTTCAGCCAAAAATTCTTATTGAAGATGAGGATTTAAGAGAACAGTGGAAAAGAGATTTAGAATCTGTATCTCATGAATATGAGGGTGTGTATAATACAGAAGAAATTTTTGAGAAAACACCTGATGAGTTTGAAACATATTTGAGAAAGGCTTCCAACGGTGTAAAAGATCTTGTAAGACTTTGTGCAATCAATCTTATCAGACAGGAAAAATTAACAGACCTTAGATTAATCAGAATTATAGACGATGTATTAGGTACAAAATATAAAGAATTTATTTAATTTGGAGGTGTATTATGACAAGTTACACCGATATATTTAATATTTTTCTGAATAAAATTTCTGATATAAAATTATTAGATATGGATGATAATGACATTAATCAAATGCTTACTTCTTGGATGACAAGTGCAATTTCCAAAATAAAAAAGTGTAAATCTGATTTATCTACCAAAGATGACGAAATTCAAGTATTCAATGATGATTTGCTTGATATTGAAAAAGAAATCATAGCGACTGCTATGGTCAAGGAATGGCTTGAACCACAATTAAACTCCACTCTTTATACCAGTCAGTTCTTTGGTGGTAAGGAAGAAAAATTTTATGCACAAGCAAATCAATTGGAGAAATTACAAGCACTTTCACGAAAGGTACAGCTCGAAGCACGAAAACTTGCCCGTGATTATTCATATCAGACTTTTATTGATGAAAATTTGAGTTAGGTGGTGAGTTATGGAAAGTAAATACGGAGATTTCAAAATAACTCAAATTGTAGAGCATAAACAAGTATTGCATGATAATATTCTTGCATTATTGTATATGAAAGAAGAAAACTCACCAACATTAGATTGCTACTTTTCTTCTCTTCTGTGGAGATTAAGTGGCTATAATGAGATTTTTGGTAATCAAACAGTTATGATTGATATAATGTCAAATCTCGAAGAAGCACGGATTGAAGCGTCTAATGATAATTGTGATTTCAAAAAATATAGAAAACTCGTGCTTGACTCCTTTAATATGATTGATAAATTAAAGGAGGTTTAGATTATGAGTATATATGACATGCATAGAAAACGTATGCGTTTACAAGGTAATAATATTGGACAGATTCATAAAAATCAGTCTGATGAAATTATGGAACAGACTTGGGATAATGATATCCAAAGTAAAATCTGTTATATCTACGACTTTTATCATGATGATCAGCCACGATTAGCAGAAGGCATGACATATGAGAATACAACAAAAACACGCATAGATGCAAAGTTTATCGTTAAGTCATATCAGTCTATGGATAAAGACCAAGTTGATTATTATGTTCAGTTCCGTCCTTCGCAGTCAATTCGATTTTCAGAAGATGATGAATTATATTATTTTGAAACCGATTATAAGACTACTTATGGCAATACATTCCCAATCGGATTATATTTAGATATTCCAGATGATAGAAATGTTTATCACAAATGGTTAATCTGTCGAGAGGAAAAAGCAAATCAATTTCCGAAATATCTCGTACTTCCATGCGACTATGAATTGTGTTGGATTGAAGTGAATGGTAAAGATAGAATTAAGCGTAGAATGTGGTCTGTTCTTCGTATGCAAAGCAGCTACACTATCGGACGGTACACCGATCGAGTATTTACAAGAACTGATAACCAAAATAAAATTTGGCTTCCACTCAATAAATACACTGAGAAGTTTTGGTACACAACTAATGAAGATACAACAATGCGTATTGTAGTTAGTGCTCCAACTGAACACCCTCTGATATGGGCTTGCACGAAAATTGAAAACATTCAACCTGTCGGGATTCAGAAACTTACAATATATCAAACTGTATGGTCTGATAATCGAGATTATATCGAAAAAGACGAAAATGGTCATATTGTTGGTATGTGGGCTTCATATTTCGATTCAGAAATCGCCCCAACAGATCCATCCACTCCAATTACTCCCCCATCTTCTATCATAGCGAGAATTTCAGCATCCACTTCAACAATCAAAGTTGGTGGTTCATACAAATCTCTTACTGTAAATCTCTACAATGATTCCAACGAAGATATTACAACTGAATATTCAGACGCTACCTTTACATGGTCTTGCAGTATAGATAATGAAGATTGGACTGATAAAGTGACTTGGCGAGATGGTACAGAGTTCAACCAAAAGAAATTGAAGTTTCCAAGTGATGCTTCTACTATCGGTAAAATTCTGACAGTTAAATGTACTATCGGTAAAGATGACGCAACAATTGAATCTGAAGCTATTTCATTAGAACTTGTTGAATAAGGAGGTGCTGTATGGAAAAGTTAGAAACAAAAAAAGATTTATTATCAAAACTTCGTGCATATAGCAAGAATCCTGATGATGAGAATATTCAATACAAAAAGAAAATTGAGAAAGCTTTATTGTCAAACCCTTGTCTATTATATGCTCTAAATGAAAAAGATTTAGAATCGGAGTTATTTGATAAAAACGGAAACATTAATTGGGAATGGAATGAAGATTTAGGCGAATACGAACCTCTAGGTGAATGGGATAGATATTTTGGCAGTGGTTCAAATATCCGTCCTTATTTATTTATTCCTGATACTCAGACAGAAGTAAAACATTATATCTGTTATCAGGTAGCATTTGATGAAACTCCTCGTTATCAGGATACGTTAAAATATACAAATATTACATTTACAATATTTGTTCATGGTAATGATAGAGATGATAAATTGACAGGTATTCCACGTCATGACCTAATTGCTTCCATTATAAGGGAACGATTCAACTGGTCTAATATCTTTGGTATGCAGACACATCTTATTTCGTCTAAAGAATCCACAACAGATAATAATTATCTTGTTCGTACTCTTGTATTCCAAATAGTTGACACTAACGGTATTTACAAAACAATAGATGGAAAAACTTCAGTCACAAATTACGGAGTTAGGAGGTGATTGAGTGGATGTATTAGAAACATTGGATAATCTGCAAAATGCCGCAGAAAAAGATTCAGAAAAAAAGAAATCTCAGAATAAAAAACCAAAATATCATTTTGATAAACTGAAAATGTATTTTGGTGAAGATTATACAATAAACAATATTACTATTTCTATTCCAACCATCGGAGAAATTTTAGAAGTTGGAGAATCTAAGTTTTATCAGTCTCTATTACCTTTTCTAAATAATCCAACGTCAATCAGAGTTTTTTTGTATGATACATTCCACAAAGATTGGAATAAGACAAAAGATATTGAAGTGTTTTTTATAATGTATCAACTTGTACAGGACAAAGAACCATTAAAGTTAATTTTTAAAGATTTTAGTTTTGATGATTTTGTATTAATTTCTGCAAAAAGAGATGTGCTTGACAAAGAATACGATCACTTAGCATTATTTAATGAAGAAAAAAATATTCTTATTTACGATGATGATTATTTAGAAATTGCGGAATATATTCGCACAATGATGAACATTCATCCAAAGACAGAAAAAGCTAAAGGTAAAACTACAAAACATTGGATGTTACAAGAAGATAGAATGAAGGCACAACAAAACAATGACAAAAAAGATTCTTCCACTCTTTTGCCACTTGTGTCTGCTTGTATAAATCATCCTGGTTTTAAATACAAATTGGAAGACTTAAAACAAGTAAATATATGTCAATTTATGGATTCTGTGCAAAGAATACAAAAGTATGAACAAGGCATAGCTGCTTTACATGGAATTTATGGTGGTATGGTTTCAGCAAAAGACATACCAAACGACTTAATCAATTTTATGGGCGATTTATAATCGCTCATTTTTATTGCATAAAAACAATTTTTAAAGGAGGAAAATAATTATGGCATTTAAATTAGGTGACGTAATCGTTGATAGACTTCAGTTTGGTTACGGTGCAAAATCTAACGGTACACCACTGTACGCTTTAACTCAGCTTACAGAAGCAAATATTGATATTACCGCTGATTCTACTGATATCAATGATAAGGATGGAAATCTTGTATATAGAAAATATACGGGTAAGAAAGGTGAAGTAACTGCAACTAATGCATTCCTTAACCTTGCTGTTGTTGAAGCTATTTCAGCTACAGATGCAGAAATTGCAACTGAAGACAAGGGTATTGTTATGCCAATGATTCAGATTGTAAAGGCAGGTGAGACTCTTGATATTACAGGATATGTTGACGGTTCTGTAGTTGTAAATTCTCTGTCTCCAAAAGGTTCTATGGGTAAGGAAGTATACACAAAGGGATCTTCTGCTACTGCAACAGAGTTTAATATTAAACATACAGATGCTTCTGGAACTCCAGGAGAACCAGGTTCTGTAGCCGCAAGTGACGTATTGGAGCCTCCAACAGCAGATGGTGAGACACAGTACATCGTTAAATATAAGAAGACAATTCATAGCGGCGCTAAGATTACTAACTCTGGTAAGAAATTCCCGAAAGCTCATGAATTGTTCTTCAAGGCATTAGTTGTTGATAAATGTGATACAGAGACTCTTAGAGCTGCTATTATTCACATTCCATCATTTATGCCAAGTCCAGAGTTCACTCTTGCCCTTCAGGGTGGTGATTCTCAGACAATGGATTACAAGGGAGCTATGATGCTTAATGCTTGTTCTACTGACTCAGAGCTTTTCTCTATCTACTACATTGACGAGGAAGAGGAAGATATCTAATTAAGATTATTTGGGCAGTTTAACTACTGCCCTTTCTTATAAGGAGGATCAATGGCTAAAAAAGATTTAAGAATGTGTTGTGTTTGTCATGGCAAATTTTCTTATTGTCCAGTCTGTGACCCAGAAGATGTGAACAAACCAACTTGGTATTTCGCATATTGTTCCGAAAATTGTAAGGACATTTATAATGTAACTTCTGCATATGAAGATGGACGAATGACAGATATTGAAGCAAAAGAAAAATTATCTAAGTTGGATTTGTCAAGAAAAAATAACTTTGGTGAAAGTTATCAGAAATCTATTGCTTCTATTATGAAAATAAAAACACAACTGAAGAAAACAGTAAATAAGAAAGAAAATAAAGTATATGAAGAATTTACTAAAAATGGTATTGTTACAAAAGTCGAAGAAAAAGACTGATGGTAATGTTGAATAGTGATTTTGAAAAATATTAATAGGGAACATAATTACTATTCAATGGTTTTATGTTCCCTATTTTTTACGTTATACGAGGAATAAAAGGATGATTATTAAAAGTAATTTACATGGAAGAGATTATAGTGAAAAAGAAGTCGTTCGGATATACAACAGAGATCAGCAAACTTTTTATGTTAATTCTGGCGTTTATCCGATAGATTTATATCCAAGCTATAATCCTAAGAATGACAGAAAAATTATTGTAATGATTTTTCTTAGAAGTGACACAATTGAGGTATATAAGAAATGGTGTAATTATGAGTCAAATTAAGGAGGATTAATATACATGTATCTTGATAATGCTTCGACTACTCCTTTAACACAAGAAGTTAAGGATTATATTATATCTCTATTAGATACATATCAGAATCCATCTTCTATGTATCAGTCAGGTGTAAATGTAAAACAGATTATATCTACTGCTAGAAATAGCATAGCGAAATTTATCAATGCTAATCCAGAAGATATTATCTTTACAAGTGGTGGTTCAGCATCAAACTCTTTAGCTGTAAAAGGTTATTACGAAAAAAACAATTGTATTATTTTATATCAACCAACATGTCATAAATCAATTCTTAAATGCGTGGAACATATTAAAAAGGCATATCCATTAAAAGTAAATTCACAAGGATTTATTGATATACAAGATTTGAAAGGATTGTTAAATGCTCGTGAAAAATATCTAGTTGTAATTGAGTATGCTAATTCAGAGATTGGTACAATTCAAAATGTAAAAGAAATTATAGATTTATGTCATTTTTACAATGCAAAAGTTTACGTAGATTGTACAGGTTCAATTAGTCAAATTCCTATAGATGTTAAAAAATTAGATGCTGATATGATAGGATTTAGTGGACATAAAATCCATGCTTTAAAAGGTATTGGAGTTTTATATAAGAAATCAGATATACAATTAGAACCTCTTATATATGGAATACAAAATAATGGATTGTTTGCAGGAACTGAGAATGTTCTCGGAATTGCATCTATTGGAAAAGCAGTTGAAAAATATAACTACTCTTCTATCTCATCTAAAAATAGAGATTATATCTATGAATATATCTTAAAAAATATCCCAGATAGCTATCTAGTTGGTGCAGATTTAAAACACAGATTATCACATAATTTATATGTGTGCTTTAAAGGAATTCAGGGCGAATCACTTATGATATTACTTGATATGAAAGATATTCAAGTATCAACGGGTTCTGCTTGTACGAGTGGAGATTTAACATCATCTACTACTTTACAATCAATTGGGATGGATAAGAAGGATATAAATAGCTGTATTAGAATCACTTTTTCTGGCAATGAAAATAAAAAAGAATTAGATTATGTATGTGAAAAAATCAAAAAAAATGTAGAAATATTAAAGAAATTAAACTAATTAAGGAGGAGTAGAAAATGAATAAAATTAATTGGAAAGTACGTTTTAATAAAGAAAATATTTTGTTTATCGCACAGATTGTTATTTCTGTTGTAATTCCAATTCTTACATATTTTGGATTGCAAGCTTCAGATTTAACAACTTGGTCGAAGGTATGGGAAACTTTTGTACAGGCAGTAAGTAATCCTTATGTTGTGGTCATGGCATTAGTATCATTATTCAATGCAATTACTGACCCAACTACAAGAGGAATTGGTGATTCTACTACTGCTCTTACTTATAAAATTCCAAAAAAATAATGAAGGGAGAAAATTATTATGGCTGTAATGTGTGCATGGGCTTCTGTTAATGAATTAGGTAAAGTTAATGGTGGTAAAGCTGGTGATCAAACAGGTAAAGAAGTAAAATGCGGAAGAATCTATAATTTTGGACAGACACGAGTATACCGTTGTAAAAATAGAAATAAGGCGGTTAGAATCGGTGCGGCTGCAAAAGGAATGGCAACTAATAATAATTTTGGCTATTGTCAAAATCATAGAACAACAGGATATAATGCTCTTAAAAATGCAGGATGGGTTGTTGCAAATGTTAAATCTCCTGTTGAAATAGATTGTTCTGAGTTAGCTGCTTGTGCAGTAAATGTAGCATATGGAAAATCTATGATTCCATCATCTGTATATTCTGGTAATATCGGAAAAGCACTTTTAAATACAGGTTTATTCAAAGAATTAAAAGCTTCTAAATATCTTGGTAAATCTGAATATATTGAGTGTGGTGATATTATTGTTGCCCCAGGAAAACATGTAATTGTTGCTTATACAGATGGTTCTAAAACAAGTCAGAATACAATTAAAACAACTGTTGCTAGTGCTATTGGTGGAAACGAATTAATAAAACGTGGACAGAAAGAGGCTGTCAAATTTACGGGTGTTAATATTGCTGTAGATGGTATTTGTGGAACAAATACAAATAAAATGAAATCAAGGGTATTACAACATGCTATTAATTTAGATTATAAATCTGGTCTTGTTGAAGATGGAAAATTTGGTAATGCTTCTAAAAAAGCATTAAGTACTCACTATGTTAAGAAAGGTGAGAAACAGTACATGGTAACAGCGGCAGAAATATTAATGTATCTTAATGGATATAATCCAAATGGTGTTGAGTATCCTGGTACATACGGCAATGGTCTTACATCTGCTTCTAAACAGAAATTTGGAGATGATGGATTGAAAATTACATCATCTGAGTTTTTGCAATTAATCTAGTTTGAAAGAGTGATTTCTTCGGAAGTCACTCTTTTGTTATGTAAAGAGGTGAAAGGAAAATACAAGAATTAAAATTAATATCTCCTATCAGTCCTTCAGTCAATCATTATCTTGGATGGAGAGCTGTTATTAAAGGTGGTAAACCTATGGCAATAGGATACAAAAAACCAGAAGCAATAAAATATCAGAAAGAGTTTGCTGAATATGTAAAAAAAGAAGCTAAAAAACAAGGATGGATTAAATCTGAAAATAAATTACAACATTATTATATGGATTGTGTGTTTTATTTTGACAGGGTGGATAAGGATGCAAACAATTGTTTTAAATGTCTTGCTGACGCTATTACAGATAGCGAATCTGTTTGGATAGACGATACTCAGTTATGCGAACGAGTGCAAGCAATATACTATGATTCAGATAATCCAAGAATTGAAATAACAATACGACCTGTTGATTACATTGGAGTTTTTGATAATGCTTCACAGTTAGATACGTTTAAGTCTCACTGCATCGGATGTAAGAGGTACAAACGAAATTGTAGTCTACTCAAAAAAGCAATTGAAGGTCGAATTCAAAAAGAAATATACGAAGGAAAATGTGAAAAATATTATAAATATAATCATAAAATTTAATTATACCATATCTAATTTTCAGTTTATTGAAATTTAGGTATTGTAAAATAATACCATAATATAAAACAAATCGTTGGGAACACTAAAAAGAAAAAAGGTGTTCTGTATGGAAAATAAAGTATGGTATTATAGAAATGAACGTAATTTAACATTAAAGCAATTATCAAAATTAACAGGCATTTCAGTTGGTGAATTATCAAATATTGAAAATAATGTCTCGAAGGATATAATGTTGTCTAATGCCATAATCTTGTCAAAGGTACTCCATGCGGATTTATACGATTTATTTTGTATTAAATAAATATGGAGGGAGTGACGAGTTATGGAAAATAATGTGTTTTTTAAAATTGTTTGTATTGATGACAATAACGTATTTGAATATCGTATCAATGAAGATACAAACAGAAAAACATTAGATGAGATACATGAGTTTGTCAAACAAAATATTAATAAGTATCCCAACTGTAAATGGTTATTATTGCCATGCGAAATTACGAAATAGAAAAATACATATAGCAGATTAGTAGATAATTATGAAGTCAAGTATTATACTTGGCTTCTTTTTAATTGGAGGAAAAGGAAAATGACAGTAAAAGAAATTTGTACAGAATATAGTAAATTAGGAAACGAGACATTAAAGAAACAGTGTTTGAATAAGATTAAAATCACACCTTATGTACCTGTATTAAGAAAAGACGCACTTGCTGATATTATTGCAAGAAGAACTGTGTTTGAATATGAAAATTATATTGCAGAGGATGGAACAACTAAAACTCGTTTAACTGAAAATGTAAAGGTAAATACGTTTATTGGGTACATACTGTTTTGTCGTACTGTAATTGAAGAATATACAAATTTGGAAATTGATAAAGAACATTTTGATACTGATTATGATGCACTCAAGACCTCTGGACTGCTTAACATTTTAATGGGTGGTGAAAATTCAATTATTCCAGAGGAGGAAATTGCAGAACTGAGAACAATTATCGAAATGAAGAAAAATGACTTGCTTACAACTGAATCTTCTATTGATGTATTCGTAAAAAGACAGGTTGATAGATTTAAAGACTTGGGTGAATGCACTCTTACGCCACTTGCTACTGTTGTAAAAGAGAAACTTGATAGTTTATCTGAGGAAGATTTAGTCAAGATTGTTGAGTTTGCTAAGAAAGGTGGATTTAAGGAGGTATAAGATATGGATTTTTACGATCTAATATATAACAATATTTTCACTTTATCAAAAGGTGATGTGTTAGACATTCCTAATAATAAAGAAGAAATTCAAAAAGAGATTATTTCTACTATAAAGAAAAATAATCTCTCTCTTACTCAGTCTGCAATGGTATTCAATTCTATTATTAAAAAATTAGGGAATACACCAATTAACGAATTATAATTGTTTGTTTAGGTGTTTTAATATCTCGTTATGTATTTTCTTAAAATTTTCTATTTGTTGTTCAAGTGCAACTTCAGTAGATCTTTTTAGTAAATTATTTTGGCGAGTATATTCTAATGCCAAATCGTATGCTGCTTTGTTAGTAAGTTCTGGATTCATATGCAATACCTCCGTTTTTGTCGGTATTATATCATAAATTTTGAACTTATTCAACAAAGCAAGAAATTCAAATTTCAAGAGGTGTTTTATGTCGAAGAAAAAGAAGAAAAAAGTAAAGTTAATTCCTAGAAATATAAATAAGGCAGTAGGTTCTGTTAAAAATCTTAACACTACTACTCCTGGTCTTTTTGATTATAAAAAATTGGGAAAATATGAAGATGGAGGTATAAAAATGATTTCTGCAAATGAAGCTAGAAAAATCACAGAAGAAAGTCGATTAAAATTGCAAAAGTCTATTGATGAAATTGATTATTGTATTGACGATGCCATTCATGAAGGAAAATTTTCAATTATGGTTAATGGATTCATTAGCAAAGAAACTACCGAGATTCTAAAAGAAAATGGCTATAAGGTGAATGAATCTGATACGCATTTTCATATTATTTGGTAAATGTCATAAAATAAAAAAGCCGTGGCTGGTTTGCCACGGACTTCTTCGTTCTCCTTTCATTCCTTGTGTCTTTCTACTCCTTATAGAAAGAGCACTTAATATCAATACCACTAAATAATGCTAACTTCACATGAATGTCTTTCATACGGTGGTTTCGTACATAAATCCAAACTGGAAGTAAGACTATTAGCGGCATGATGATGAATAAAATTGCTATCATCAATATGCTCCTTTCTATGACGCAAGTCATGTATCTTTGTGGAGAAATTGTGTTTCTCATCTGATAATAATGCATAACGAATTGTGCCACTTTTGCACACAATCTACTATCAGACAATTTAATTATAGCACAAGGAATGGAAATTATAAATAGGCTCTATGACGGTCAAATGTCATAGGGCTTTTCTTATGGTGAGTGGTTACTACTGCTCTCTTATTTTGGTGTAAAAATAGTGAAAATTTTGGAGGTGATGATAAATGGGATTAAATAAAGACACTATTAAATATTTAGAAAAACAGGCTCAGAAAAAAGCTTCTGAATTAGCACATGAAGCTCAACAGAGATTAACAGATGGTTATGTGTCATTTATTGATTTATATTATAGCGATTACACACCACAACAATATGTAAGAACTCATAATTTGTATAGGTCTTATAACAAATTTTATAAAAATAGTCATGGCACTATTTTTTATGGTGGTGTCGAAGTAACGCCTGAAAGAATGTTTGATAACTATGATCAAATTACACCTTCAGATCTTATGTCAGATTTTATTTACAATCCGAAAGGTACTTATCATGGTTGGTATAACATTCCTGCTAGTTTCAGTGTGTATAGAGAAATGCATAAGTATCATGAACGATTAAAGGATGAATATAGAAAACGTTGCACAATTTAGAAAGGATGTGAATTATGGCAAGTTCAGATATTATCAAGATTGGTTTTGATTACAGATCCAGTCTTGCACAATTTGAAAAAGACACAAATGGTGTATTTGACGGAATTAGTTCTAAGGCTGGTAAACAGAAAATTACAATTCAGTTAGATGCAAAAGATGATAAGGTAATTGATAAAATTAAGGAATTACAGAAACTTAAATTAGATAAATTCACATTCGAGTTTGGTAATTCTGGATTAAAAGAACAGCTACAAACATTTGACAAATTAGAGAATAAGATAAATGAGATTATTAATTTAGGAAAAGGAAAATCTATTATTGACTCCTCTTCCACTATTAAAGAAATTGACAAGATAAATAAATCTCTTAATAAAACAAGTGAGATTTTAAATAAATCATTTTCAACAAAAAATAAGACAGAAGCTTTTAATCAATTAAAGGAAGCATCTGTTGCATATGAAAAGTTTTATGGTAATGAAAAAGCAATGGCTACACAAGAAGGTACTCAAGCCGCTTATAATTATTATAAAGCATATGAAGAAGCTTTAAAAAAAGGTGTGGCACAGACAAGACTAGAAAAGGTTACTATTGATGTAGAAAAAGGTTATAATTTCAATTCATCTGATTTATCTAGTCGGAGAATTAAAGAATTTGAAAATTATCAAAAATACGGTGGCGATTTATCGGATTTATCTTTGGAAATTGCTTCGTTAGATGGAAAATTAAAAGATTTTAGCAGTGCTTATGCTGAAGTAAAAAAGAATCTTGGCGAAGCACCAATAACACCAGAGATAATTTCTAATATAGAACACTATGTTGAATTATTAGATAAGGTGAGATATCTGAAAAGCTGGCATAAATCTGATGATAAAGATATTATTGCCCAAGATGAATCAAGTGCTAAATATTTTTTAGATAGTGCAATATATAAAGCACAAGAACAGAATTATAATTATACAGATTCATTAAAAACACAAGAAATCCAAGCAATTGCTACTGCTGAAGCAGAAAAAAAATTAGCAGAAACGCAGAAAGAGGTATCTTTTACTTCTTCTGAAACGAATATTTCATTGGGGAATGTTGATTCAATTGTTGAAGAAAACACCGCTTTACAAAAACAAGAAGGTCAAATTGCTGAAATCAATAACGGTTTAGGACAAGAAAAAACCTTATTAGATCAAATGATAGAACGCATTGAAAAAATACGAATGCTCGGAGTTGTTGGTGGTGGACGAACCGAAGAAGATATACTTAACAATTTTGGTGTTGAATCGAAAAATGCACAAGCATATCAAATGCAAATAGACGCATTAAAAACATTAACGCCATCTGGAAAAAATAATCCTGAAATTAGAGATATGGTTTTAAATCCAGATATATCAGTACAAGAAGTTGCTGAGAAATTAATTGAAGCAGCTAAAGATTATGAATCTTGTAAAAATGCACTTGATAAATTATTCTTCGAAAATAATATTGTTGGTGGAAAAGTTTTTGATGATGCATATAGAGATCTGAATGCATTCGCCGATGATTCTATGAAAATGGTTGATATTGTTGCCGAGGCTCGTAAAAAAGTCGCAACAATAAATAAAGAAACACAATCCAATGAATCAAATACTTCAGATTCTAATTCTGCCGTTGAACAGAAAAAAAAAGACATATCCGATATTATAAAGCTAACTGATAACTACGGAAGAGAACTGGACGAAGCAAATTCCAAACTTCTAAAAGGCACTACTTTGCTTGACGAGCAAGGGAAAATTATCCGTCTTTATCATGGTAGTGATACGGAATTTGATAAATTTGATTTAAGTCGCTCTAATAATCAAAACAATCAAATTTATGGTAAGGGTGCATATTTAATTGAATCTCAAAAGGGTGCAGAGGGTTACGGAAGTGTTGTAACGCAATGGTATGCGAATGTAAGAAAGGTCATGAATGAAGAAGGACGACTTACATTGAAAGAAGCTCAGAAATTATATAATGAATTTGGAAGTCAGCTTCTTAATATATTTGGAAAGCGAATGGATTTTGATGAATTCTTCGATTCTTATATAAAATTCGATCCTGAAGAAACAACTGTGGTTGAAAAAATGAAATCTCTTGCTAGCTATTTAGGAAAAGATATAGGTGATTTATTTCAAGCCATTGGATACGATGCTATTAAAATGGATCGTAGCAATGGTTCTTTTTATACTATTTTTGATCCAGATAGGCTTGTTAGATTTAAAGAGGCTGCGGTTGAAACAACTTCAGCCGTTAAAAAACTAGGAGCATCTGCTTCTCAAAATCCAAAGAAAGACGCATTTCCTAAGACTGATTCTTCTGCTACAAATGCTTCTACTTCTGCTATTAAAGAAGAGAATAATGCATTAGAACAGACTACTCAAAGTGCTGAAAAGGCTGCAAATAGTAAAAAGAAATTTGCAAATGCAAATAAGGAAGTCAAAGATAGTGCAAACGCAAGTGTTGGTGCAATCAAAGATGAAAATAATGCTTTTGACAAAAATGAATGGGACAAGAATGTAAAAGCAATTCAGAAATATATGGATACTGTTACAGAATTAAATCATCTCAAGGCAAAAGATAAAGGAACTGGCAAAAATACAAGTGTTATTGCTGACCAAGAACAAGAAGTTGAACGTTTAAAAAATATTGCATATGAAGCAAAAAAAACATTATCGTCCATTGCTAATTCTAATAAAGCTGATGTTAACACATGGGAAAAATGGGTTAATATTATGAAGCAATTTGACCAAGCATCACAAGGGTCTACTAGGTCTATTGCAAGATTAGAAGATGCTATGAGAAATGCAAATAATTCTCAGATTGAATATATGAATTCTGTTATTAAACGTTTTCAAAATAGCTATGATAAATATTCAACTGATGCATCTCGAAATGGCTATAATCCGAGTGTTGAGTTTTCTGATAAACTTTCGTCTTTCAATTCTAGTTTAAATGATTTAAAGAATTTATCAAGTTCAATTTCTAATGGCGAGTTTGTTAAACAGGAACAGATTGATAGTTTTAAACGTCTTACTCAAAATGCAGAAGAAGCTCAAAAATCATTAAAAAATATGTCTGCCTCTGAAAAAGGTATGAAATCTGTTTCTGTACAAAAAGAAATTGATAAAATCAATCAACTTTTAAGAGAGAATACACGTTATTCTAAAGAAGCAAAAATTGAACTAAGGTCATTAATTACTCAATTAATGTCTGGTGATCCGACTGTTAATCTTGAAGCAATTCATACAAAGGTAATGGAAATTAAAAATGCTGAAGAATTAGCAGGTAGAGCTGGAAAAAACTTTTTCGATATTTTAGCATCAAAATCTTATTATGGATTTATTGGTCAGATGCAAAGTTATTTGAGTATGTATGTTGGTTTCTACGGAATGATGAATTCTTTTAGGAATGGACTATCTACTGTTCGTGAACTTAATACTGCTCTTACAGAAATGAGAAAAGTATCTGAAGAAACAACACAAAGCTTAAAAAATTATCAGAATACGACTTTTGATGTAGCAAATGTGGTTGGTACTACTGCAAAACAGATACAAAATTCCACGGCAGATTGGATGCGTTTAGGTGAATCCATGTCAGAAGCCGCTGAGAGTGCAAAAGATGCAAATATTCTTTTTAATGTATCTGAATTTGAGGGGATTGACGAAGCAACAGAATCTCTTGTATCTATGAGTCAGGCTTATAAAGATCTTGATAAAATGGATATTATAAATGTCCTAAATAATATCGGAAACAATTATAGTATTAGTACAGACGGTTTAGCTACTGCTCTGAAAGATTCTGCAAGTGCATTAGTTACTGCAAACAACGATTTAAATGAGGCTGTATCTCTCACTACGGCTGGCAATGCAATTACACAAGATCCATCAAAAGTAGGAGCAGGTCTTCGTACCATTTCTCTTAGACTCGTAGGCACTGAAGAAGCAAAACAAGAACTTTCAGATTTAGGCGAAGAAACAGATGGCATGATTACAACTGTTTCAAAACTAAGAGATACTATTATGGACGCTACTAAAGCAGCTTCCGCAGATGGTAAAGGTTTTGATATTCTTGATGATAATGGAAATTACAAGAGCACATATGAGATCATGCAGGGGTTAGCAGATTTATATGATGATATTGTAAAAAAAGATAAAGAACTAGGAACAAACAATCTTAATCTTTTATTGGAGACTATAGCAGGTAAGAATAGATCGAATATTGCAGCTAGTATACTCCAAAATGGAGAAATGTTAAAGTCTGTGTATGAAGATGCACAAAATTCAGAAGGTTCAGCAGAACAAGAATTAAACTCTTATCTTGATAGTGTAGATGGCAAACTTCAACAGCTCTCCAACAGAGCACAAGAATTCTGGTTCAAAGTCATTGATTCAGAAACTATTAAGAACGGAATAGATTTATTAACAAACTTAACAAAAGGTGCTACAGATTTTGTAGACACAATAGGTATCCTCCCAACACTCTTAACAGGAATTGGTGCAGGTATTGCCGTTAAAAACGTGGGTGAACATTATATAGTTCCAGTGTCTATATAGTTACCGTCTTGCCCACCCATACTAGCATGGTAACATGGAACAAGTTATATTTATAACGAGGAGTATGGTGGTTATTGGTTCTATATTATTTACACAAATATAGTTTTCGATAACGTAAACAACGACTTAAAATGAAAAGTATTTAGTGAACAAATATCGGGAATTCAACAGCAAAATAAAACTATCATTCAAAAGAAGTACGAAATTTTGAAATGAAACTTAACTCGAAAGGGATTAAGAGTAACATCTTATTTTGTGTTATTGGGGAAAATCCGCAACGAAGCCTAGTCGTACATTAAAAAATGCTAGGAACGCTCAGAGACGATAATAGTCGCATGGAGAATAATCTTCATGATGGTATAGTCCAGGTAAACGTAAGTATGATACGTGTTCATGTGTACATGAGTATAACTGCTCTCCTATTTGAGTGTAACGGATAGGTAAAAAGTTGTAAAACTAATTGTTATAATTCAGTTGAGGGTTTTATAACAAATTACAAACAAATAGAGAATAAATAAAATAGAGGACAGTCGTGATGACTTGCCCTCAATATGGAACAAAAGGAAATAAAATATGGCTTATACAAAATAGAATTATTTAGATTGGTGTTTGTCTTTGGCTATCATGCGAGTTATATACTTTACTTTCTCATTACTGAGTTCAGGATGTTTGCAAATCAGTATGGCTACTATTAATTTGAGAAACAACCATCCAAAGTAGCATAACCCAGCACAGCCTAAGACTTTAAAAAATTGTGTTAGCACTACTAACAATTCTACCCTCCCTTCTGTAGAAATTTCATAACATTAGGGAAATGTATTGCCCGAATGGGCTAGATATTTATTTCCAAAAAATAGTGCCTATTCTACATTGGCACTCCCACATGGTATAATACCAAGCACTTGCCGTGACAACGGACTGCAATGTGGTAATACAGTCGCAGTTTGCTTGGTATCATTTTATCATATTATACCGTTTTCATAAATCCCAAACATAGGTTTTGTCGATTTGTGTAAAATGAAAATTTAATAAAAATAAGTGTTTTTCTACTTATTATATTTACAAAATTTTACTGTTGTGCTATTCTCAAAATATCAAAGAATTTTTGATATTTAAAAAGGAGGATGCACAATGAAGAACACAAGTAAAGAAAGAACCTTACAATGGATAAATAATCAAAATCAAAAAGGTAACATTTCTTTTGAGCATCGTTTACAACGTCCGATTGGTCAATGGAATACAAAAATGAAAAGCTTATTAATCCAAAGCTTATTAAGTGGCATTCCAGTGAACCCTATTTATGTTGTAGAAGAAGAAAATATAATCTATCCTTTGGACGGTTCTCAGAGAACATCTACTTGTATTGATTATATTAATGATAAATTTTCTTTAAGTAAGGATACTCCTAACGTATCAATCGCAATAACAGAAAATGGAGAACAAGTTATCAGAGAGTATGAAATTGCAGGAAAGAAATTCAAAAAACTTGATGACGAAGTAAAAGAAACTCTTCTTGCTTGTACATTAGAGTTTTGTACATTATCCGATTATACGGATGATGATATTAAGACAATGTTTGCTCGTCAAAATTCAGGCAAGCCATTAGGTTCACGATTATTGAGAGTTGTTCATGAATCTGATGAATTTGGTGATGTAGTTTACTCTCTTGCTCGTCACCCATTTATGGATAAACTTATGGGGAAAACACAACGTAAGAATGGGACTGACAAAGATATAATCATTCAGACATTTATGCTGATTGCAACAAATCAGGAAAATGATTTTACATCTTTCAGAGCAAAGGACATTGATGCTTTTGTGACTGATTATGCTGACCAATATATAGATAAAGCAGATACATTAAAAGAAGCAATGGATAAATTCGATGAATCGTTTGATGAAATCAAAATTCCTGTTACTTCGATTCCGCAAATTTTATATGGCGGCTATAGAGTTACGAAAGATAAGAAATCATTCACAAGATTGGCTGATAAAGTTGCTAATTTTGTAGCGAATTATGATTCTAATGAAGAATACAAACAATTTGTTCAGTCTGGTACTGGAAGTAGGGAAAATGTAAATGGAAGATTTCAATATTGGAGAAATAAACTTAAAGAAATATAATAACAAGCAACTCTAAAAATATAGAGTCTAGTTAAAATTAACTAGGCTCTTTTATTATGCAAAAAGAAAGGAATTAAAAACTATGAAAAAAATTATTTACACATTAAAACAACTGTTACCATTAACTTATTATTCAAAATACAAAGTCCAGAATGGAGCTAAAGAACTCACAATCTGGACTCAGTGGTTTGGTAAACCATTCAATATTAAACGATATACTTTGGCTAATTAGTGGAACTCTGTTCCATCACATCTTGGGCATGGTGGCATTGTATCTGTATCATCATCTAATACAACTACCTGTCCACAATTGTCACATGTGTATTCGCCCTTGCCTGATTTTTCTCCTGTAGTTGGCATTTCACAACTCCTCCCTTCTTATTGAGATAATTTTCAGTATATACTAAAAATTGAAATAAGTATAGTCGGAACATTAGTTCTGTTTATCTTTTTTATTTCGTAATTTATCAATTTCCATCATATACTTAACCAGTCTATTAGTAGAATCAATTGTTTGTATTACTTTAGGATTGGAAAATGTTGATATTAATTGTTGTACGGCAGGGTCATTTGCTTTTATTAAAACTTCTTTGGCTTTTTCATCCTTTAGTAATTTATTAATGTCATTTTTATTATCAGGTGTTTGTTCAATAAACTCTTGACAATATTTTAATAAATCAACTTCTTCACCAGCCAACATCTGTTGTTTAAAATCTTCAACTAATATTTCAGAAGGTGTTTTATCCGATAAAGATTTTAAAACTTTAATCCAAAGTGATTCCAATTGTTCTTTAATATAGTCTTGTCTTATTGCTTCTGATTTTTCTGTTGGTTGAATATACAAACTGATATATTGTGGTTTATTAAGTTCATGCTTTGCACAAACAGCACCTATGATAATAAAACCTTCATTATATGAAGTATAACAGAAATATTCATTATAAATACTTTGATTATAATAAGTATGAGTTTTATTTTCAGTATCAGTTACTTCTCCATACATTATAGGTTTCGATATATTTTGATCAATGTTATCATCAAGAATATTCCATTTAAGAATATGTTTAAATGTTTGTCTATCAACTATTTTTAGAAAACTATCGTCTGCATCATAATTTCTGCCAATTAATTCATCAATTGATATGTTTAAATAGTCAGCAATTTCAACTATTTTATCAAGAGATGGTGAAGTCTTTTTCCAACGGCTGATTAAGGAAGGACTATATTCTAAAATCTTTTCTAATTGTGCTACTGTAAGATTTCTTTTAGAACATGCTGCTTTTATTGATTTTACTAACAATTCATTGTCCATTTGTTATACCTCTTCATTCTTGAAATAATTTTCATTTCTGTATTGACTTTTAAATAAAAAGTATTATAATGATATTATATTCAGAAATGAACAACTTGTAAATAGTGAAAAGTGTTTCGTTTCTTTGAATATAAAATAACCACCAAATAAACTTGCCGGTTCAATGGTGGTTATAAAGAAGTGTACTATAATACGCTTCAAACATTTACATATAGTATTATAGCACACTTCTTCTACTATTAACAAGCGTTATTTTAGAAGGAGGATGTTGATATGGACAATGAAATTCAGAAATTTGGGAAGAAAATCAACTTTTATATAAATAGCACTTGACTTTTCGCCTATCATAAAGTATTATTATCTTGTACTTGTTGATAGACAGAAAGTAGGTGTTATATGTCTACGAAAATGGGACGACCTCTTTCTGATAATCCAAGAAATCATAAACTGTTTGTTAGATTGACCGATAAGGAAAATGAGGACTTGGAAAAATGTTGTGATATTACAGGAAAATCAAAGGCAGAATTAGTTCGAAAAGGCTTGAATTTCATAACAGACAAAATATTAGAAAGAGAATAAAAAGTGAGAACCGCCCTCTCCTCCCAAGATTGAAGCGATTCTCATACATAGTCTATTACTAGACATATTTCATTTTACTCTATGTTGAATTATTTTTCAAGATATGGAGGAAATTAAATGAATGAACTGAAAATTTTTAGCAACACAGATTTTGGAGAATTGTCTGTGAACAACACGGATGATGGTATTTACTTTTTTTTGGGCGAGGAGTGTAGATGTTTAGGTTATACTAAAATTGCTAAAGGAAAACCGTACTTGCGTAAAGATAAAATCGTTAATATCTGTGAAACCCTTGATATTAAAGGGTTGTCACCAAGTGACAACTTTGAAATTATTGATTTAGACACAAATTTTGACAATACAAGGATTACGGAAGACGCATTATATGATTTAATACTTGAGTCTAAAGCGAAGAATGCAAGGAAATTCCGTAAATGGGTGACACAGGAAGTTTTACCACAGATTCGTCAAACAGGTGGATACATACCTATCAAAGAAGACGAATCAAATGAGTTATTCTTGGCAAGAGCTGTTCAGATTGCAAACGAAACGATCAAACACAAAGATGAAATCATTGTCAATCAGAAAAAGAGAATAAAGTCATTGGAAGAAACAGAAAAGGATTGGAAGCTCCTAATGAACACAAAAGGAACATTCTCTGTAAATGAAATTGCACACTTTATAGGAATTGGTGAATACAATCTATTTTCTTACATGAGAAATGTTGGACTGCTTTTCAAGAATGAAAATGGAGATAATGTTCCATATGAGAAACCTGTTATGAAAGGTAAGTTCACTGCTATTCCTGCTATTGCACCTGATGGAACTGCTCATTTGCAGACAAGAATTTATCCTGACGGTATCTCTTACATAACTAAGCTGCTTCGTAAATATGGATATTTGGAGGTGGCATAATGGTAACAACAGTTCAACCAGATTTGGTACATATCGTCATTCTTGATATTTCAGGTGTCTATGTACAGATACATGATCAAGGATATTTTAAAAAGGACTCTCTTGATAGTATTTTGGGAGAATATAATGATGAATCACATTGGCGTGTGGTTGCGTTTGATTAATACATATAGCAGGTTTTGGAGAATATAAATAAGTAGAGCCTGTAATTGGTGTACAGACTCTACTTTGATGATGATACTCTCCTACTCTTGACACAATGATGAAACTATTGATGATGAAAAACTACTCTTCATAGAAAGTACTATCTACTTCAATTCCGCTTTGACTTGCAGATAAATGAAAGCTTTTAGTTCTTTTAGAAAAGATATTATGTGCCAGATAATAACATAATGCTAATCCAGCAATCTTCACAATAAATGTGAGTACAAGTTCTGCCATTTTTCACCTCCTTTCCGTGATGTAGATAACGGTCGGGAATTCGGTGTGGAGAACCCACAAGATGTTTTTCTTCCAAGAGCGTTACACTCACTTTCCTCCTAAGAACTAGGAAATGTGAAATTATTTAGTTACACGACAGGATACGCACAAGGCTGTGGTGCGCTACACAGCCATCCTGTACATTTTTATTCTATCATCACTTCATTCATTAATAAATCCCAAACATTAGTTCAAACATACTATCCGACATTTTTCGACAAGTTGGAGATGTATTTATAGAACAAACTTTCTGAATTGTTTCTTGTCAATTATTGGTATATAATGGTAAATAATATCAATAAATGGGGAGGATACATATGGACAGACATTTCTATCAAAAAACATGGTTTAAAAACACACTTTTCATATCAATTTCGACACTAATATCTGTAATTGGAATAGTAATATCATTGGTTGATAGTTCTACTATAAGAGGTTCATTAATATGTATCTCTATAGTGTTATTACTTGTGCAAATTTATTCTATCATACGATATGGTAATGAAGAAGATATGATCTACAAACAATCAGAAGAATATAAGTCAAAGAATGACGAGTTAACTGCAATTCTAGCTCATATGGAAAATGATTACAAAACTGTTACTTCAGAAGTAGCTGCTTTTTCGGAAATAGCTGAAAAATGGGCAGGTTTAATAAATTCATTTGCAAATAATATTAAACAGCATGGTTATGTATCAGATAAAGCTTGGGACAAAGTTAAACTTATTGATGGTGTTTGTTTATATACTAGAAATGTAATACAACAATATTGTAATGATTTTGATAATTCAAAAATTTCTGTTGGATATATTTCTTATGATAAAGATATTAATGGCGATGAATGGGCATATATGGTTTCTCATTCTAATCCAGTGTCAATTAGACCAAACGCATGTAAAAATAAAGTAAAATTATCAGATTGTAAATATCATTACGCTGATTTAATGCGAGAGAAACTTTCTGATATAGAAATTGCAATGAATACCGAAGAAGTATTAAGAATTTTTAAAAAAGTATCTTTGAGTTCTGATTTAACTAAATACACACAATATGTAGCAATTCCATTATATTGTAAGAGTGGAAATTTATTAGGTATTTTACAAATTGTAACAAAAAATGGATATATTATAGAAGAGGATAAATTAAAATTCCAGCAATTCGTTACAGATACAATCATTCCGTTCTCTAATTTAATTGTCCTTATAGATAAAATACATAAAGGGCTATATCTTAATCCAATTAAAATTAATAAAGAGGTATAATAAATGAGAAAATATAAAAAAGAAGAAATTCATAGAGTTGACATGTCAGGTCGTTTACAAGTAAAAATTATTCATGAAGAATATACTTCCGCAGATGAAGAAGAATGGGAACGTGAAATAGAAGAAATGAATAAAAAAATGGAAGAACATATGAAAAGATACGAAGAAAATTTAAAACTTCTATTTCTTTCTGCCCTTTCAGATACACAAAAACCAGAAAAAGATGCTGATTATTTTATTCGTGAATATGGTGATAAATTTATTGGTAGAAATCCAGATAATATAAAAAATAGACTTAAACTTTATAATAAATATTTAGAAGAGCAGGATTAATCTCCTGCTCTTTTTCAATACAAATAAAATAGTAGTAATCTCTCACTACTCTTCTCTCCCATCTTATCAAAATCTTACTTTATAATACACAAATAAAACACCAAACATTGCCCACCCTATAGGTGGTACAAGAACAGATAATACTATTGCTATATTCAATAAGTTTTCAGGTATCTTTTGTGGATTTGGATTACTGCTCTTTGGGAAAGTCCCATGTTCAATTTTATATGATATAAAGAATCCAATAAATGAAATTATCATAGAAATAACTAAAATTACTATGATAACCAACGATATATCCAACCATTTCATTAGCGTTTCATATTTCATATTATCAGTGTTTATATTGTGGTTTAAAATTTCAAATATAAATAATAAAACAAATGAGATTCCTGATGATAGAAGGAATTTATCTTCTGTTTTCATTTGTACATTCTCCTATTCTTCTGATTTAGTATATTCTTTTCTAAATAAATCATCTTCTACAACATAAAATTATTACGAGGTGAAAAATAATGACAAATTTAAATATTAAAATTAAAATCAACGAATTAGAGGAATTAAAATCAGTTATTGAGTATATAAATACTCTTAATCTTAATAAAATACCCGAACTCAATCCAGAAATTACTGTTGAATTCGGGTATAACGATTAATCTTCTTTAACTACATTGATAACCGAGATTTCTCTATTTGATACGGTGAATGCTTCCTTTTCAGCATACAAGTGTAAATCATAACAAGTTTTATATTGATACGTAAATATATCTTCTCCTTCAATGACTACTTCTTTTGCACCCGGAACAGGAACTGTATAACAAACTTTTACAATATGATTATACTCCTTGCATTCACCGTTCTTATCTGTGATTTTAAATGTATACATTATAATACCTCCTCCGCATTAGTATATGGAATATTTTACCACGTAGAGGATGGTAAGGATAGTCTGAACATATGTTTAAGTGATTTCATCATTATTTCGCCCACGGAATATGAGCAACAATCTTACTAATTACTTCTTGATTGGTTACAACAGCTTTTACAATCTCAAAAGAAATCATATTTATAGCAGATATAGACATAGCTCCAACTTTCTTAGCACCAGCTTTGGTTGCTTCCCAAATAGATTTTTCACGGATGTTATTTAGAAAATTATATCCATCCCAAGTGATGTCATCCACATAGCCAGATGATATATAACCATTTTTATCATGTATAATATCAACAATACGGATATATCTTGCCTCAAAAAGTTTTTCTATTGTATATTGTATGTCTTCTTTAGAATAAGATGATAAAGCATTTGCAATACTACTAATAGTTAATCTTTTATGTGTCATAGCCATTTGATTATCAGTATATTCAAGCGTATCTTCAAGATATAATAAAACATCTCTTATACAATCATAATTTAAAGTCATAAATATCTCCTTTCAGAAAGCAGGTGAAAATATGTTAAATTCTATCGAACAACAAATGATTCAACATGAGAAAGAATCTTATATTGCTGATCATATTACAAAACGTTTGTTGTATGAAAATTGTACTCAACAGGAATATCGGGACATTCTTAAAATTGTTGAGGAACGAATTCTTGGTAAAGGTGTTTATGATGGATTAGAGTCGGAATGTTAATTCTTATCTTCTTTCTCAAATTCTTCTTCCATCTTATTAAAATCTAGTCCATATCTCTTTTCAAGTTCATTGAGTATATTATATATACCTTTACCGATAAATAAATGATTAGATCCGAATACATATTTCATAGTATGAACCTCAGATGGAGAAATTGAAGTAATCAAGCCACGATATGTTCTCATATCTTCGTTCTGATATACTTTTACAGGATATCTATATCCAAGTCCTTCTATTCCTGTATAACCATCATATGAATTGGGATTGTAACACTCTCTCCCAACTTCATATTCAAGTTGTGCTATTAATGATGCAATGTTTTGTGTATTTTTCATAATAACAACCCTCCTTAAAAATCACTCTTACAATCATTACAATGCCACTGATGTCTCACCTTCTGAGAAAACAATCCGAACAATGCAACGCTGCCAGCTTTCGATACACCACTTATTTTCTTACAATTCGTGCTATGACAGTACGGACATTCCACACTTGGTTTTGAAGGTTGTACTTTTGGTGTTGGTACATACGGTTCTTGTGTGATGTATTTTTGATCAGGATTGATTCTACATTCAGGTCTTGCTAGACATTCGTAATGGTCTTTGATTGGTTGCTTTACGAAGAAATGGTAGTCATTCCATGCCTCCATAGCATTTGTGGCATGATTATAAAGACATGGTATCATATCATGGTCTTTAAATGGTTGAGCAATCTTAATTGCCTCTTCTATTGTGAGATTTACTAATATAGTATTATCATATCTACCAAAGACTAATTTTTCAGCATCTTTTTCCGAGTATCCTACTACTTCCATTAACAATTTTTTAGCAATTACTACATTTTCAGGAATTTTTTCTTGTTTTACATTTAAAGCAAAAGTTAGATAATAACCCATATTTCTACTCTCCTATCTTTTTTAATTATAGTAACATATTAAATAGATGACCTCAACCATTTATTTACAATTTGTCTGAATTTAGGTAACTATATAGATAGTTTAAAAAAGATTTCGACAGCTAGAAGTGGATTATCTGACCTTAGTTATAGATGGTGGATGACAGACGAATCTGGTATGCTGAATGATACTTATCTTAAAAAGTATTCAGATCAGTTAAAAGGATTGAACTTACAGCAGGCACAGTTTACTTTATCTACTACCGCCCTATCTTCCGCTCAGAAAGAACAGGTTTTAGTCGAAGCAGGTCTAATTGCTTCCAAAGATAAAATAAAAGCTTCTTTAGTAGCATCTACTCTTGCACAGAGTATTGACAATGAAGAAAAGCGAAAAGCTATATTAGAACAATTAGGTCTTTATAACGCAGAAAAAAAAGAACTTCTTCTTAATAATTCATGTACAGAAGCCGAATTACGAGAAGCACTAGCAAGACAGCTCAACAATACAGAAAAAGAAGAAGAAATTATTAATACACTGAAACTTAACAGTGGAATGGCTAAAGAATTAACATTTACAGAAATGTTATCTTTATCTGTTGAAAAATTAGGTTATAGATTAGGTATCACAAATGCACAAATGGCAGGTTTCAAACTTGGTGTTGGAATCTTTGCTGCCGTAGCTGCCGCTGGTACTGCTGTATTTGCTCTGTATAAGAATTACCAGAGACAAATGGATGAAGCGGTCAAAGCTGCATCTGAAGCAGGATCAGAGATAGATGAAAACACAAAATCTATTAATGAGCAGATTGCAAAGGTAAAAGAACTTCGTGAACAGCTTGCCGATAATTCCACCACACAGGAAGAAGCCAAAAATATCAAACAGGAACTGCTTGGTATTCAGGACAGTCTTGTTGAAAAATATGGTAAAGAAGCTGAAAGCATCAACCTTGTCAATGGAAATCTTGAGAAACAGATTGACTTGCTGAATGATTTAAGCGAATCACAGTTAAAAGATTACTTCAAAGATGAAGAAAATCGAAAAGGTGCTGATGAATCCACAAAGCGGATGACTGAGAAGAAAACCTATAATTTAGGTAATATCAGTTCTGACAGCGAAAGTTATGATATTGTTACAGACATTGTAAAAGACTTCAAAGATAAAGGTCTTGAACTCGTTGGTGGTTCGGGTGGTATGGCAGGTGCTGCATTTACCATCAAAATTAAAGGCGATGCTAAAAGTGTTGAATCTACCATTAGCGAAGTAATGGACAAATTGGATGAAGCAAAAAAAGGTGCTGATGAAGCAACTGTCGCACAAATTGAATCCTTACAGGATAGCATGTCAAAAAGTTATTCTAAAGCAAGTGATATAGTGGAAGAAAACGAAGCTAATTACTTGAGAGATTTAGCTAATGATATGCGTAATATGGGTGATGATTCAGGTGGTCCATATGACATCTATAAGCAATATGCTAAGTCCATAGATGAATTAAATAAAGCATTGGCTGATGGTGAAGGTGTTGAAAAAGCAAGAGCTAATTATGAGAATATTGGCAAATCCGTAGACACTGTTTTAAAAAAGAATAATGAATTCAAACCATTATTCGATCAATTAAATGAACAGTTGGATGATGCATCTATGAATTTATATAAATTTACAGATGCATTTAATAAGGATTCCAACTTAAAATCATATGCAGAAAGTCTTAGACTTTTAGGATATACTGTCGAAGATGTAATGGCATTTAATTCTAAAGATGGAATGATACAAGAGGGAGAAGAAGGCTTTGAAAAATTAAAGGATAAAGCTGATGAATACGGCATATCTGTTGATACGTTGATTGACAAATTAGTTGAATGGGGCTTTGTACAAGACGATGTTGCACAAAAAGTTGACGATACAACAAATGCTGATTATATTGGCAAACTTGCAGATGCATCAAAAATATTGTCTGGTCTTGAAGATTCTTATAAAGAATTTAAAGAAAATGGTTTTGTTCTTGCAGAAACGATTTCTGCTATTCCAGAAGAATTACAGAAATTAGAAGGATTTGATTTATTTTCTAAAATTATTGGTGATCCTACAAGTGGTCAAGAAAAAATCCAACAGGCTTTTAATGATATTGTTCATGAATATTTAGTATCAAGTGAAACTCTTTCAAATCTGATTAATGCCGATGAAAGTACACTTCAGACCTATATTGCCAATTTAAAAGAAATCGGAGTAACCAATGCTGAAGAAGTTGTAACGGCTGCAAAGACTTGTATAAATGAAGAGAATGAGTTAATAACAGCAGCAGAAACAGAATGGCTTAATGGTCATATCCAACTTGTAAATGGTAAAATTAAAGCCGATTCTGATTATATTAATGATGTAAATTCTAAAAATACTTCATTGATAAATGCATTAGGTTCTACTTATCGAAGCGATTATGATAATTGGACTAATCTTTTAGCTGGTAAAGCCACAGCATATAATAATTTTATCAATGCGATAAAAGGAAGTCAAATTAACTTAGGTGATGGTTCTAGTGCGTTATCTGATTATGGAAAAGCAAAAGCCATTGTAAATAAGTGGAATTCAGCATCTTTTAAAAACAATAATGGAAATGATCCTCTTAATTTAAGTAATAATACTCGTAATGGTATATCCAAAGAGGCTTACGAAAAAGCTAAAGCTTTCATGACTTATTACGATCAGTATAAATCAATGACTGATGCTTTAAAAATTGATTTATCTAATATTTCTACTGATTTTAAAACAGATTATTCTCCTAAAATTGAAGGAAAAAAAGATGAAGAAAAGAAAGCCAAAGAGCAAGAAAAAGCCAAAGAACAGACATCTCAGACCTTTGATTAAATCGTGAGCGCACACTCGTGACTTCAGTCACGAGTAAGCGAACGTTTACGAAATAGTCAGCGTATAGGGAAACTTGTACGTAGTGGTGTGAAATAGTCCACACCCAACGAAGCAAACGGATATGCTGGAACAAGATAGGCTTGACAACCTATCGCCGTAAAGCCAACTTGACTACAACATAAGGATGAAATAAGCCTAAGTGTGAATGTAGCGAAAGCAGAAAAAACAAGTTGGATAGCATAAGGTTAAATCCTAAGTGCCGAATAGAAATCGGAAATCAGCAGGGAATGAACGAATAGTTCTGCCCCCAACGACTAGACCTCGTGAGGGTCGTACACACAAGCGTGTGGAAGTGTTTGCGCCTAAGTGCCGAAAGGCATATGGATAAGATATAGTCTGTGCTCATATGAAAATATGAGATACCTACTGCTAAACAATAAGGCAGATAAGGATGCATAGGAATTAGCGAGCCTATGTGAACGACAACCTCTAAAACGATTAAAGAATCCTATGATTCTTATATATTATTTAAACAAAAATAAAATACTTTCAGAGAATATATAGATGTAAATATATTTCATTGAATTTCAATAATATCTTCTATCTTGCAATTAAGATACTTGCAGATGTTCTCAACAGTTTCAAGTGAAATATATTCACCTTTTGACATCTTAGCAAGAGTGGCAGAAGAAAACCCAACTGCAATTCTTAACTGAGTTTTTGTCATATCTCTTTCTAATAATAATTTGAATAATGGTTTATAACTAATCATAGTGATACCTCCTTTATTCAGATTGTATCACATATCATTTATAAGTCAAGACAAAATATTTAGAAATATAAATATTTTGTTTGACATTTTGTTTGCTATATGATATATTATATTTAGAAAGATAAATAATATATTCAAAAAGGAAGTGATATTATGGCAGAAAAAGCTTACAAATATAGAATTTATCCAAATAAAAAGCAGAAAGAGTTAATTCAGAAAACTTTTGGATGTGTAAGATTTGTATATAACTACTATCTTGATAGGAGAATAAAAGCTTATGAACAAGATAAAATAAATCTTACTTATAATATCTGTTCTAAAGACTTAACTCAGTTAAAGAAGGAACTTGCTTGGTTAAAAGAACCAGATAAAGATGCTTTACAGAAATCTCTTAAGGATTTAGATATGGCATATCAAAAGTTCTTTAAAGAACATACTGGTTATCCTAAGTTTAAATCCAAGAAAAATAGATACAAGTCTTACAGAACGAGTTTTACAAATAATAATATTCGTTTTGAAAATAAACACATTAAACTTCCTAAACTTGGTTTTGTAAAAGTAAGAGATAAACAAATACCGCAAGGAAGAATACTTAATGCTACAATATCACAAGAACCAAATGGTCATTACTACTGCTCTATTTGTTGTACAGATGTTGAATTCATTCAATATTCCAAAACAAATAAAAATGTAGGAATTGATCTTGGGATTGTAGATTTTGCAATATTTTCTGATGGTATAAAAATTGAGAATCCTAGATTCTATGAAAAATCAGAAAAGAAACTTGCTAAGTTACAACGAGAGCTATCGAGAAAAACAATTGGTAGTAATCGTTGGAATAGAGCGAGAATTAAAATTGCAAATTTACAAAAACATATCTCAAATCAAAGAACAGATTTCTTACAAAAGCTTACAACTAAGATTGTAAAAGACTTCGATATTATATGTATTGAAGACTTAGATGTTAAATCTATGAAAGAGACGGACTTTTTAACTAGAAATAAACATGTTGGTGATGTTTCTTGGTCTGAATTTCGTAGAATGTTAACATATAAAACTCAATGGTACGGTAAGGAATTATCTGTAATAGATAGATATTATCCTTCATCTCAAATATGTCATTGTTGTGGACGTAAAGATGGTAAGAAATCAGAAGATATAAGGATTTGGATGTGTCCTAAATGTCATTCGGAATTAGATAGAGATATTAATGCTGCTCTTAACATTTTGAATGAAGGATTAAGAATATTAACAGTTTAAATAATATATAAGAACCGTAGGAACTATGGGGATAGCTCGGTGATACTTAACTCAATAGAGTTATTGACCGAGAACCCTACGACTTTAGTCGTGGGAGGTTCAGTTTATCGAGACACGTATTGACCGTTTAGAATCTAAAATTAGCAAATTCCAAAAACGTGCCGAAGATGCAAGACGTTCTTTTAGTAGCAGAATGTACAATTATCGCAAGGAAATTTCTACTCTCTTCTCCGAATTAAGTACACAGAATAAAGCATATGACAGATATATGCAAAAAGCCAATAGTGTAGGTCTTAGTGAAGAATGGAAGAAAAAAGTTCGTGATGGTGCTATTAGTATCAAAGATGTCAAAGACGATACTTTAAAAGAACAGATTGAATCTTATCAGACATGGTATGAAAAGGCTAAGAAAGCAAAAGATGCAACAGACGATCTTACGAGATCTATTCAGGATGAATACGAAGCATTAGCAAAGTTAAACTCCGAATATGCAGAAAGTAAAGTTGAAAAATACTCATCTTCTATTGATTTATTAGAAGCAAAGAAAGAGAATTATGTAAAATATCAAAGTAAGAACAATATGTTATCAAAAGAAAGTTCTTATCTTGATAAGGAATTATCTGCTTACCAAAAAGCATATCGAAATGATAAAACTGAGTTAAACTCAGCCAAGAAATCTATCAACAGAACGAAAACCACTAAAGCTAATAAGAGTATTCTTAAAAATATAAAATCTTGTGTTAAATCAGGAAAAGAAATCTCTTCATCGACTCTTAGTAAAGCATTATCTATAGATAGTGGTCTTTATAATAAGTGTTTGAAATATAATACTTATCTTGCTGCATATGAAACAGACAAAGCAACATATGATTTACAAAAGCAAGAAAACATCAGTAAAAAAGCAGACCTTGCTCAAGAAAAGTTAGATAATATAGATACATATTATTCTAACAGAAGACAGGGTTACGAACAAAGAGCGAACGAACTGAATAGTGCCATAGATATTAATGAAGCAAAAGGATATCAAATCAGTACAAAGTATTATTCAAGACTTATTTCTGAGGAGAAAAAGAACAATGCTTCCTTAGTAGAAGAACGTAAAAAATTAGTAAAATCATTAGCAGATTCATTAAAGAATGGTTCGGTTAAGAGCGGTTCTGAAGAATGGTATGAAATGTCAAAACAGATAGATGACGTTACAAATGCCATTGATGAATCCACAAAATCTCTTGTTGAGTATAATAACCAGTTACGTCAAATCAAATGGGATAATTTTGACTATTTAGAAGAACGTATTAAGACAGTAACTTCAGAGGTTGATTTCATGATTAATGAATTATCTCGTGAAGATTTAACAAGCGATGACATAGGTGATTTTACTGACAGAGGCAAGGCAGTTGCTTATCTTCATGCTTCTAATTATACTTCATATATCCAACAAGCAAAAGATTATGAAAAAGAAGTATCTAAGATTGAAAAAGAACTTACAAAAGACCCATACAATAAGACATTAATCTCTCGTAAGGAAGAACTTGTAAAATCATATGAAGATTCCATATCGGCTGCACAAGATGAAAAATATGCAATTATAGACTTGTATACGCAAGGCTATGAAGCACTCAAGAATCGTATTTCTGATTTAATATCAGAATATGAAAAACTTATGGATGCTGAAAAGAATGCATATGATTGGCAGAATACTATATCAGAGAAAACAAAACAGATTGCAGACCTTCGTAAGCAATTAATTGCTTATTCAGGAGATGTATCTGAAGAAACTCGTTCTAAAATACAGTCTTTAAATGTTTCCTTAAAAGATGCAGAAAAAGACTTACGAGAATCCGAATATGATAAACTCATATCTGATACAAAGGATATGTTATCTGATTTACAAGATAATTTTGATGATGTAATTCAAGATGTAATTGATTCTTTATCAGAAAATTTCAAAGAGCTATTGGATGGTATATCTAAAACATCTAATAGTGCTGTTGCTACTATTAAGGGCGAAATGAACGGCATTGGTTATACATCAACTAATGAGTTTTCTCAGATTTTAAACGGAACAAATGTAGTGACTGCTACAAATAATCTTATTGTCACCATAAAAGATTTCCAGACTAAGATGACAGAATATGCAAATTTACTTGCTAATTCAACATCTACTACTACTGGTGGTCAAAGTGTAAAGGATAAGATTCGTTCTGATGGTGAAAATACATTATCAAAAGCTATTTCTGATTCAAACTCTAAATTGAGTTATTTCAAAGGGCTTAAAAACAATGCTAAAATAAGTCGTGATGAAGCGAAAGCGAATAGAGATTCACTAAAAAAACAGTACGAGGACTATATTAAAACTCATAGTAAAAATAGTACAAAAGCCAAAGAATTAAAGTCTAAATATGACATAGCTAACAGTAAATATAATGAATTAAACAAATCTTACAATGTTCAAAATGATATTTATAAAAATATGAAAAAGCAAAACAATGCTTTGAATTATTTAAAATCACATTTGAATACTACAGATTCTTCGAGAGATAAACTATCGGATTTGAATAAGGCGTTATATGATAAGTATGGTCAAAGAGTTCTTTCTGAGACAGAAATGAAAGAGTTGGCTGAAATTGTTGGTGTAAAATTTGACAACAAAAACAAAACAGGTAATCTCTATAAGAAATTGAAAGACCTTGGCATCCCTGGATTTAAAGTTGGTTCACGCAATATTCCTAAAGATATGATTGCTTTACTTGGCGAAGCGGGAAATGAATTACATTTTAGTAAGGAACAAGGTGTGTTAAGAGAGGTTGGTCAAGGTGATAAAGTGTTCACTAATGAACAAGCTCAAAATCTTTGGAAATTGTCACAGTTAACTCCTGTTGATTGGTCTAAGAATTTAAAACTTAATTCCTTGAATATTCCGCAAGCTGATAGAACTACCACTACTATTGTTGAAGTTGGTGATATTGTTATGCAAGGCGTGAACGATGTTGAAACGTTTGGCAAACAATTAAGAGAAGAAATTTGCAAAGGCGGTAAAACAACTAAATGTATAACTGAAGCTATATCTTCTACTCAACTTGGAAAAGGTATTGGAAAAGCAAAGTTATATAAATAGTTTTATCTATCACAGTTATACCCTATATAAGTGTCATAGCTTATATAGGGTTTTTAAATAAAGGAGGGCGTAAAATGAGCAGAATGAAATTTTATTTATCTACTAAAGATAAAAAAATATCTATACAAAAAGATATCATTGAAAAGCTGCAAGATGAAAATCACTGTTTAAAAGAACAACTAAAATTATACAATGTTGAAAAATATAAGGAAAAAATGAGAGAACTAGATGAGTGCTATAAAAAATATTCTGAATTATCCAAAGAATTAGAAGGATATAAAAGTGAATATTTACATTTGTTATCAGACATAAAACGTAACATTTAGAAACAAATAATATATAAGATTGGTGGTGAAATATGTCTCGAATTTTATTAAACAAAGATGGTACAATGGATACTGTCACATTGATATTACAAACCAAAGCATTTGAAACATTGAATACAATAAGAGGTGCGAAAGAACTAACATACAAGGAAAATTACAATGCTGCCAATGAAACTTCTTTTACTATTGATAAATTTATAGATGGAAATAAAAACTTATCATGGGATATTGTAACTAATTTTAAAGTATTGTATATTCCAGAACTGAAAGAACGATTTGAAATATGTGTATCTAAAACAGAAGAAAATTCTATTATAAAAGATGTTACTGGTACATCATTATGCGAAGCAGAATTATCTAACACAAATTTGTACAACATCGAGGTAAATACAGAGGACGATATCATATCTGATGATTATGATGAAAATTTCCCCACTATCTTCTATCGTGAATTGGATGTAAATTTGTATAATTGGAATGATCCAAAATATAATGGAAAATATCTCAATTATACCAATGATCAAAAATTAAAGATTTTAAAACGAGGTTCGTTATTACATAGATTATTAGATAAAGTACCAAATTATTCTATAAAATATGTGCAAGATTCATTGAAAAAACTATCTGACATAAAAACGTTTACTATAGATGATAAAAGTATATACGATGAATTGACAGGAGAAATTTCTGAAGAATATGGTGTTATATTTAAATTTAATTCCATGACAAGAGAAATCTCCGTATATGATTTATATAATACTTGTGAGGATTGTGGTTATCGTGGTGATTTTAACAACAAATGTCCTGAATGTGGTAGTACAAAATTTAACGGTCAAGATGGAGAAGATACTACTATATTTATATCATCTCATAATTTAGCACAAGACATAAAACTTGAATGTGACACATCTTCTATCAAAAACTGCTTCTGTATTAAGGGTGGAGATGATAATATCACAGAAGCAGTAAAAAATATTAATTCAAATGGAAGTAATTATATTTATCGTTTTACAGATGATACTTATAATGATATGCCAGCAGAACTTGTAACTAAGTTAAAAGCCTACAATTCAGAATTTGAAAATTATCAAACTAGAAAAACATTTTCTATTGATTCAACAATACTCTCCAATTATAATTCGGTAATCTCTTATGTAAAAAAATATTTTTCAGATACAGAGTTGTCCTCTATCTCATCTCCTATCATTGGTTATAAAAATTTAATGAAAAACTATTATGATGTTATTGATGCAGATTTATTTATCAATACATCAATGATGCCAACAGTAGATATAGATGGGCAAAGTATAGATGACGCAATAAATAAATTAACAAGTGCAAATATGTCTCCTATTGCAGTATCATCTCCTTCTACGTTACTGAAAACTAATGCAGATAATGCAGTTATTGGAATGGCGAAAGTTTTGATAAACACAGCATTATATGATGTTGATATAGATTATTCTACATATACCAAGGGCACTGTTGGTACTTGGAAGGGTAAAATCGTATTGACTTCTTTAGAAGATGAAACAGACACACGTCATACAACAGAACTGACCATCAAATTTAATGATGATGAATTAACTTATCTTCAGCAACAGATACAAAGAGCTATGAATAAATCTGATGTCAATGATGCTGTAGATATTACCAATATGGAAATGAGTGAATCTGTTTTTAAAGATAAACTTCATTTATACGGAGTTAGTTCACTTACATCATTAGGACAAGAATTTAACTCTTGTTTGAATATAATTCTTAATTCTAAAGCCACATTTGAAACGACAGTTTATAATCAAATGTACTCTTTATATTCTAAAAGAAAATCATATGTAGATGCAGAACTTGCAACCAGAAATGTTCAGGCTTCATATGTACAAGAGATATTTGATTATATGATAAAACTTATCTCTAGTACAAAAAATGTTCTAAATTTAAATTCTTATCTTGGTAAAGATTTATGGAAAATATTTTGTTCATATCGTAGAGAAGAAAAATATCAAAATGATAATTATATATCGGATGGATTAAACAATGCTCAGTTGTTAGAAAGAGCCAATGAATTATATGATATTGCAACAAAAGAATTGTATAAGGCTTCTAATCCTCAATACTCTCTCACATCTACAATTAATAATCTTTTAAACATGAAAGAGTTTGCACCATTGGCAGATAATTTTGAATGTGGAAATTGGATCAGATGCGAAATAGATGATGAAATTTATCGTCTAAGGTTATTATCATATGAAATTGATTTTGAAAATCTTGGAGATATATCTGTTGAATTTTCTACTGTTGAAAAAATCTACAATGGAACAACAGATGTTAAAAGTGTAATAGATAGTGTATCTTCAATCACAGGTTCTTACAGTAATACTACACAACAAGTAAAAAAAACTTCTGACAGTACATCTATTGTTGATGATTGGGTAAAAGATGGATTTTATGCTACAACTCAAATTGTTAACAATCCATATTCACAAGATATTGTTATCGACAAGAATGGTATTTGGTGTAAACAATATGATGATATTGCGAGCAATTTTGATGACTGTCAATTGCGTATTATTGGTAGCGGAACATATGTAACTGATGATAATTGGAGCTCTGTAAAAGCTGCTATCGGTAAATATATATATAAAGATCCAACTACACAGGAAATGAAAGCTACGATGGGTGTATTAGCTGAAACTATTGTAGGTAAATTCATCTTAGGTGAAACATTGGGAATTTACAATAATAATGACAGCTTAACATTCGATGCTAATGGGTTGAAGATTACTAATGGTATAAATACATTCACAGTAAATCCTAATGATAATTCAGGTCTATTGAAAATATCTAAAGGCAGTGAGGATATCTTTTATGTGGATAATAATGGGAATCTGAATATGACTGGAATTATTAAGAGTGCTTCTTTTCGTGGTGGCTCTATTGGTATTGGTGGGTCAAATAATGATAATTTTGTTGTTAATTCTAATGGAAATATAGTATCAAAAGGAAGTATGAGTTTAGCAAATGGTGGTATTACATATGATGTCACTAACGGATTGAATGTTATAGGAAAAGTAACTGCAACAAGTGGAACGTTTACTGGTATTATAAATGCAAATGGTGGTACTTTTTCTAACATAATTACTTGTACTGGAACTATTTCTGGCGGAAGCATAAGCGGTTCTACTATTTCTGGCGGAAGCATAAATATTGGGAATAATGTTTTTAGTGTGGATATTAATGGTAAATTAAAAGCTTCAAATGCTTCCATAGTCGGCAATATAACAGCTACGTCAATAAAAGCAAAAGGATCTTATTATATATATGATACAGACTTTGACAGTGCCAATAAAATTTTATCGTATACGTCAGATAATACAAGTGACACAAAATATAATATAGGAAGATTATCTAAAAATGGTTACTCCGATAATTTAAATTATATATCATTTGAAGATATGTCTCAAGATAGAAGTATTATTTTTCATACTGAATATGTTAATCTTGGAAAATATTGTACTATTAGTAATTTTGATGTCTCTAATAACACTATTTTTAATGACGATGGAATAATCTCTTTAGATACAGACACAATCGGTACTATCTTAAGTAAGGATGATATAGCATTCAGACCATTATCTAAATGTGCAGATTCACTTAAATTGGGCACAGCTAGTAATAAATTTGGACAAATCTATTCTTCAAATTCTGCTATTTCCACTTCTGATAAAAATTTAAAAAAAGATATTACACCACTAGACGAAAAATATCTACAATTATTTTTATTATTACAACCTGTATCATATTTATTCAAAAATGGAACAAGTGGAAGAACTCATATAGGGTTTATATCACAGGATGTAGAAGAAGCGATGATTAAATGCGGAATATCAGACCTAGAATTTGCTGGATTCTGTAAAGATATTAAAAAGAAATATATCATTGACGAAAATGGAGATGAAATTGAATCAGATGATTTAGATGAAAATGATAATGTTCAATATATCTATTCATTGCGTTATGAAGAATTTATTGGATTAATAACAAAAGCGGTACAAGTATTATGGAATAAAATGGAGGAATTAAAATTATGAAATTAACAGCATTTAATATTTTAGCAATATGCGAATCATTAGCAAAAATCTCAGAAAAGGAATTTGATCTTAATACAGCTTGCCTTATTGCAGGTAATCTTAATAATTTATCTGTTCCAAGAGAAACGATTGATACAAAAAGAAACGAGATCATTGCTAAATATGCACAGAAAAACAAAGAAGGGGAAATTGATTATGCGGATGATGGTACTGTAAAGATTGTGGATATCAAAAAATTTAATGATGATATAAATAATCTGATGCTCTCTTCTGTCGATGTAGAGTTAAAAAAGATACCTAAAAAAGCTTTTGAAGATATGAATATTGCACCAAAAGATATTCTGCCTATAATCAATCTCTTAGAGGAATAAAATTATGTTTACAGATTTTGAATATGATGGAGAGTCCTTATCCGATTACAAACTAATGGTTGGTGTAATAAATGGTTCTAGTGGTGTTCAAACTGTTTCTTCGGGGGCTGAACTTACATTTAATCAGGTACGTCCCGTAGGAAGCAGTAGGTTCAATATCACATCACCAGTATATGAATCTGCTTATAGCACCTCATTTGAAGTTTTTCGTAATCCATGTCTTGCATCTAGTCAAGATGAAATGAGTCTTTCAATCGAAGAAATTTCGGCTATTCAACGTTGGTTATGTCGTAAAGATGGGTATAAACGCTTTAAAATTAACCAGGATGGCTTTGAACACGTTCATTGGAACGGAACATTTAGTAGTAAACAAATCGAGCTAAATGGTAAAATAATCGGCTTAGAACTAACATTATATACCGATTCTTCATTTGCTTTTATGGACGAAGTATCTGTTGAGTATAATTGCTCGGCAGGTACTTCATTTCAGTTTTGGGATAATTCAGATGAGATTACAGATTTTAACAATCAATTGTTGCCAAATTTAGAAATAACAATTTTATCAAAAGGTAATTTCAAATTAGAAAACTCTCGTGATAATAAAGTTATGAAAATAGATAATTGTGTATCTAATGAGATAATATTCATCAATGGTAAGAATCAATTAATATCATCTTCTGAATCATCACATGATCTTGCAAATGATTTTAATTACTTTTTCCCAAGAATTATTAATTCATATAATGATAGGTGTAATATTTTTACACCAAATTTAGATTGTAAAATTAAGATTACTTACTCTCCTATTCGGAAAGTCGGTATTTAGGAGGTGATTTTGAAATGATTTTTAATCAAAAGATTACTTTAGATCTGACCATAGACAGGGTACAAAATGTTCATTGTTCACAAGATGATGACGAATCAAGAAAGATATTGATTACTCTCTCTGATAAAGGGAAACCATATACTGTTCCAACTAATTCTGTAATTCATTTAAAGATTTCTAAACCTGATGGAACTTTTGTGTATATAGACGAAGATGATACTTCGCATTTATTCAGAAATACAGATGGAACAATTGCTATTATACTTTCTGATCAAGCAACATGTGTGCCAGGTATTTGTGAATCAGAATTTCAAATTATTGAATCTAATACCATCATTACATCAAGAAAATTTAATATTATTGTAAAGAAATCTGTTGTTGATGGTAAAACTATAGAATCTGCTATTGAGTCAAATGTAATAAATAAAATTATTAAGCATTTAATTGATTATGCAAATCCACATAAAGTAACAAAAGCACAAGTTGGTTTAGAAAATGTCCAAAATGTATCAACAAATGACCAAACTCCAACTTATACAGAAGCTACTACATTTGAAAATATATCGAGTGGCGAAAAATTATCTATTGCATTTGGTAAAATCAAAAAGGCAATCAGCATTTTGACAAGTCATATTTCAACAAAAGCAACTATCAGTCAGGAAGGACATACAAAATTAACAGATAGTGTTTCAAGTACATCTATTGATACCGCTGCTACTCCAAATTCTGTAAAAATTGTTAATGATAAGATTGAAGGAAAAGCTGATTCGTCTCATACTCATGACGATAGATATTACACTGAATCTGAGATTGATATAAAATTAAATGGTAAAGCAAATAACAGTCATACACATGAAAACGAAGATATTACATCACTTGACGCAGGTAAAATTACAAGTGGTACAATTAGTATAGACAGACTTCCACAGGGAGCATTGGAAAGACTGACTGTTGTAACTGATGATACGGCAAGATTTAAACTTACTTCTGCTACTGTCCAGAAGGGCGATACTGTAAAGGTTACTTCTACTGAGAAAATGTATTATGTAGTAGACGAAACAAAACTTTCTACAGAAGAAGGTTATGAAATTTATGCGGCTGGTACGGCTGCTAGTGTACCTTGGAGTGGAATTACTGACAAACCAGAAACATATACTCCTTCAAATCACAATCACACTGTTTCAGAAATCAGTGATTTTCCATCCTCTTTGCCTGCTAATGGGGGGAATGCTTCTACAGTAAATGGACATACAATTAACAGTGATGTTCCTGCTGATGCTAAATTTACAGATACAATATATACTCATCCGACCACATCAGGAAATAAACATATCCCGTCTGGTGGTTCATCTGGACAAGTATTAGGTTGGCAATCAGATGGTATCGCTAAATGGGTAGCCAACGAAAATAGTGGTGGCTATATTAATTTAGGTCAGTTTAATAACAATAATCGTACCATTAATTTAGATACTTATAAACCATATGCTGAATGTGATAGTAAAGGAGATAATACTACATGGTTTGTTCCTAATGATAGAAATTGTGTAGCTTGGATTAGAAGTACTGATAATACGGGTACAAATCCATCACAATATGGTACATCAATTTTTTATTTTTATTTTAGAAGCACAATGATTAACGGTATGCCACTACAAGAAATTATTGTATATAATGGGTTAGGACTTAGTGGCAATCAAAATGTATATTTACAAAGAGCTTATTGTAATTCAGCATGGACTGCATGGTGGGGAGATACAGATTATCTAAAATTAGTTGGTGGAGTAATGACTGGCACTCTTTGTTTCTCGCAAGGAAGTCCTATTCAAATGAAACCTGCATCGTGGACATCTTACGTACAAACATTAATCTGTGACGGAAATGTAAAAGTCGGTGTAAATAATTTTTCTAGTTTTTGGAATAATGCAATCAATTTAATCATGCTATCAACAGCAGCAACTTATATACGTTGGAAAAATGGAAATGGATGCTATTTTCAAACTATTACTGATACCAATGGAACTATAGACAATAAATTAGCTATTACTCCCAGTAATATATTATTATCATATGGGCTTCCTTTATATGAAGCAGTCTCTAATAATGGATCGCTGACATCTTATAGGTTGATTAGTGTAAATACATCAGCTAATTTACATATAGGAGGAAATACATCTACCGGAAATAATAATATTTCAAGTGCTATATTATCCGTCTTGAATTGTCAATATGGTTTCTATGATACTGCATTCAGAGTAATGGAGGCTTATGACAATAAAGTTTCATTAGGTGGTGGTTATGCAAGATGGACACAAGTATATGCTAAAAACACTTCTATTTCTACATCTGATAGAAACCTTAAACATGATATTCATGATATTGACGATAATCTTATTAAATTATTTTTTAAAATAAAACCAAAAACTTACTACTTCAACGATGGGGATAGAATTCATATTGGTTTAATAGCACAGGATTTTGAAGATTCAATGCATGAATTAGGATTATCAGAAAATGACTATGGTATTATCTGTAAAGATATTTTATATGATTATACAAAATTTGATGAAGATGGTGTGCCGATCGAAGATTCAAAAGTTCCTAAAAAAGACGAAGACGGGAATATCATCTATAGATACTCTTTCAGATATGAAGAATTAATAACATTGATCGTACAAGTAGTACATAATCAGCAAAAAGAACTCGATGATATTAGAGACAATATTGCAGAGTTAAATCAAAAATTAGAAAACTTAAAATAAACTATCATTTTCAGTAGTTATATACTACTGTTTTTATTACTTTTTTGAAAGGAGAATGTCATGGATGAGAAAGAAACCGTTGAAAGATTAACAAAGGTAGAGGAACGTTCTAAATCCAATACACATAGACTTGAAAAATTAGAACCCATTGTTGGTGAAATTCATACTATGTCCAAAACAATGATTCAGCTTGTAGAGGAAGTAAAACACACTAATGAAACAGTAAGTGCTTTAGATACTAAAGTTGATCGTATGGATAATCGTGTAGATGACATCGAACGTGCACCAGCAGATAATTTAAATTCATATAAACGAACTGCTATTACCGCAATGATTAGTACAGTAGCAGGTGCTTTAGCGACTGGATTGATTTTTATTATAGCACAAGTTATTTAAAAAATGGCTAGTGAGATACTTCACTAGCCTCTCATCTATTATAAAGATGAGATGTTACAAGACGTTATTAATTCTAACATATATATTTTCATAATACAATAGGGAACAGCATATAACTGTTCCCTATTTTTTACGATTTGTATAAAGAATTAAGTGTAATATTTCCGCGTTCTTTTATTGTTTCTGTCAAGTGGTTTGTATATATTTCTATTGTAGTTTTTAAATCTTTATGTCCTAATCTACGTTGAATATAAACAAAATCAGCACCATTTTCAAGTAGCATTGTACCATGTGTGTGACGAAGGCTATGAGTATCATATTTCGGAAAATTCAATTGTGTATGAATTATATATGACACATGCTGCATTGTTCTTGGAGTTACATACGAGCCATTTTCTCTTCTGCAAACAAAATCAACAATATATGGTGTTTTTTCTTCTGATATTTTGTTTATTGGAATAATTTCGTTAGGCTTTGAAAACAACATTTCTTTTTCACAATAGTACTGACTATAATATTCTTCGTAATATGCTCTTGCTTTCATTTGCTTATTATATTCCTTTTGAAGTGTCTCTGTAAGAATATCGTCCATATCTATTGTTCTGTATGAGTCGTATTTAGGTGTATCAAAGTACCAATAACCATTAGATTCAGAAGTACCATTTGTTCTCTTCTTCTCTTCTTCTGATCTTTTTTTACCAGGATTCCACTGTACTTGTCGATTGACAGTGAGTTTTTTATTCTCTAAATCAATATCTTCCCATACAAGAGCAAACATCTCACTTAATCGTAATCCAGTATGATATCCAATCATTAAAGGAATATAATCAGATGTTCCTTCTGGGAAACGCTCAAATATTTGTTCTATTATATCTTGGGGTATATAAACATGAGATTTTTTACGAGTCGATTTCTTAGGTGTCATCTTAGTCGGTATGATTATTTTAGTGGCAGGTGTGACAGTTATATAATGTCTATCAACTGCAAAATCAAAAGACTTAGTAAGTAATCCTTTTACAGATGATATTGTATTCCTTGAAAATCCATCATTATACATTTTTATAATAAAATCTTGGAGAGTGTTTTTGGTAATATTTTTAAGCCTATATGAACCAAGGTTAGGTTTGATATATAGTCTGATTTTCTTTTCATAACTTTGTAACGTAGATAATTTACATGTGAGTTTGCAGTCTTGTTCTATCCATTCATCAAGAAAATCTGAGTAAGATATATTGGAAGGTTCTATGGCTTGTCCAACATTCTCATATGTTTGTTGTGCAAGTTTGCCAGCTTGTTTTGCTTCAGTTTTTGTTTTAAAACCAGATTTAGACTTCCACTTTCTTTTGCCATTGACTGATGCAATTTCAAAACGATATTCATATACTGTTTTCCCACTTGCTAAAGTTCTTGCTTTAATGAGGACATCTTTCATGTTAAAACCCTTTCTCAAGGAACATTTGTTTGTATTTTCTTATGTAAAATGATAATAACATAATAAGTCCACATTTTCAAGTATATTTTATAAGTCCACATTTTATTTGAATGTGGACGTGATGTGGACTTGATGGTGTGTCATAAGTCCACCTTTTATTTTTGACATAAAAAGAGGACTCTTGGAATTATGTCCAAAAGCCCTCGAAACCGCTTATTTATTAGGTTCTTCTTAGAACTTACCAGCCTTTGCAGCTTCCTCAACAGAAACAGCAACTGCTACGGTAGCACCTACCATTGGGTTATTACC